TACGGGTCCGGGTACGGGTCCGGGTCCGGGTCCGGGTCCGGGTATTGGGCTCGCGTAGCGAGCGGTGCCATCGCAAGATGGCCTACCGCGATACGCGCCCGATTCAATACGCTCTGCGAATCAGTTACGTGGATAGCGTTCTGGCGCTCCGACAAAAGCGGGCTTCCGTCAAATGGTGGCAGTCTTCCCAAAGCTGTAGAGCCTGGAGATGTTCATGGGGTAAAGGGGCCGCTTGAATTATGCTCTCAAAGAGCGCTGCACGCCACGCTGTCACCGGATAAATGGAAAGGCGAGCGCCTTTGGATCGTGGCGCTGTTCGGCGAAGTACTGCACGATGGCGACAAATGCGGGGCGCTGAAGAGAGAGATTATCGGGGAGGTCACCAATGCTCCGGAATAGACTTGAACTACCCCAGCTATACGAACTTTACCCGGTTACCCAGCGCGATGGCGACGCCGAACGGGACGATGAGGATGCGATCGAGGAACGGGAGAACTTCGAGGACGATCTGGACGGCGACTACGTGCCTGGATTTGATGATGAGGAGCGGGATGACGAATAACGAACCGAATGTTGTGGATGAATTGCTAGATGAAAACTTCCCTGACAAGAAATGCCTGATGTGCAAGAAGATCCGCGACGAACACAGTGGTTTCGGGCCGTCGCACAACGGCTCACGCTTCTGCGAGTCTGGTTCTATCGCATCAGGCGGAAAGAGATCGCACTGCACGTGCGATATGTGCTTCTAATGAGCAGACCAAAGACTAACCCCGACGAAATGATACTCATCTATTTTATGGATGCGCCGCTGCCCGAAGCTGAGCGCCTGATGCGGCTGATACGCGCGGTGCTCCACAAGCGATCCGGCGGCGCCACTGACAAGCCGCGGAAGCGCCGCAAGGGCCAGGGGACGCCACAGGCGGAGGGCGAGACAAAGTGAGCGACACGCAAGACCTCGGCGTCAGTCAGGCTGATGTCAACGAACTCCTCAGTGAGGACGCGGCTATCGCCAGAGCGCTGGCGGCGAAGTGCCGCAAGATTCAACAGTTTCTAATTGAGGAACTCATCAAGATGATGAACAAACCTGAGAACGCGGCGATGTGGGAGGACGCGGCGCGTGGGGCTGGAACGCGAGCGCCCAGCGAAGCGTCCCGCTCGTTGATCTGCGAAATGCTGAGAGCGGGGTATCAAAAGTGAGCAGGAGCCACGGTTATGCCAAAGCGGCACAGACCGTTGCGTTGCAATCGGGTGTGAATGCGAAGACGACACCGAGCGCGGAGTCGCGGAAGATCGTGAAGGAATTACTGGAGGGGGCAAAGCTGTGAGCGAGCAAGAACTTACAGTACGCCCGCAAACTGAGATCGAGAATACGTGTCAGCATAAGCTTCTGGATGTGCTTGGCCGGTACAAGAAGACCATCGACGCGGTTGTAGGAGGATTCCTTGACTCGAAGCGCTTCGCGTGGCTGGTAGTCAGCGCCGTTCGGGCCAATCCGCGCTTGGCCGAATGTAGTCCGGCCAGCTTCCTTAACTCCGTCATGCTGGCAACTCAGATGGGTGTTGAGATTCGGCGCGACTCAGCATATTTAATTCCATTCGGCAAGGAGTGCCAATTACTGATCGACTATAAGGCCAAACTCGGACTCGCGCGGCGCGGTGGCAAGGTCGGCGGCATCCAAGCTGTGACGATTCGGCAGAAGGATGCCTTCGAGTGGCAGTATACGATCAGCGGCGTTAAGTTCCTGCACGATCCGTTCAAGGCCGGCATCCTGTCGCCAGAGGAGCGTGGCGACATCGTAGGCGTTTACGCTTTCGCTCAACTGACGGAGGGCGGAATGCAGTTCCGGGAACCAATGAGCCTGTCGGAGATAGACCGCATCCGCAAGCGCTCTCATGCTGGAGTATCTAGTATGTCGCTGGATCAAATTTTCAAAGCTCACGAGTTCACTGCCGACGGCAAGCAAATGGAATGGCAAACGTGGCAGTACAAAGATCCGCGCCGCCAGCCGTGGGTTACAGACTTTGAGGCCATGGCGCTAAAAACGGTCCTGCACAGCCTCTACAAAAGCATTCCGCTCGAAGCGGCAGCGAGCCTGTCCCAGGAAGTTGATGAGGGCTTCGAGACCGGGAAGCAGCCTAATATTTTGGGAGATGCCGTGAATGTTGATCCGGTTGACGAACAGCCGATGATTACCGCATCCGTCGAGGAGCAAGAATCCGTCATGCAGGATAAGCTCGCCCAGGGCCGCCAGGACGCCGCGGCGAAGAAGGCGGAGCGCAAGGCCACCCCGAAGCCAGCAGCGCAGCCAGCGCCAGCGGAGCGGCCCGTGGCTAAGGATTACGACGATTTCCCGGATGCCTTTGAGTTTCAGCCCGGTGCCAAGATTTACGTCAAGGGCATACTGCACGCGGCCAACGAGGATCTGACGGGCTGGAACAGGGTGGTGCAGTGATGTACCGCATCCACGAAATTGACGACGCCTACCACCGCGGCGCCCTGCGTCTGGAACTGGACGGCTGCATCCAGCCATGTGCCGGCGTCTTTGTGACCGACGAGGGCGGCATAGGCGTGATCTTGCAGATGGGCGGCGATTACCTCTGCTATGCGCTCCAGGCCGGGGACCGACTGCTCACGAGGGAGAGCGACAATGGCTGAGCCCGCCGAGCGCGTCTCGCGGCTCTACGCGGCCAAGGATGCGGTCACCACAGCCTATTACAAGTTGCTGGCGCTGGACACGCAGCGGCTGGCGAAGCTAGCGCTCAACTTGATAGCCGAGATCGACGACGAGCTGAGCGGAGAAGGCGAATGAACGAGCAGACACACGAGGGGCTTTCCCCCCTGGGTTGGGCCTTTGGGGGTTCATGCCGTGCTTACTCAGGGACGATGGTAGAACCTCTTGAGACGAAACCACTCGAACTTAGTATTATTGAACCCAGATTGGACGGAGACGTAAGCCCCCAATGTGCTTTGTCTGCACATGCCAGATCGACTACTGGCCCGTTGCTCCGCTGGGCTACGCACGCCCAGGCTTTCGCTTTCATTCTTGAGTTTTGTCTCTTCCGATGGCTGTTTCCGGTAGGTTTTGAAGCAGCAGAAGTTTGTTTTAGTTGGGGAAAAAAGCGATTCTGCGACGCAACCCTTCTCCGACTTGTAATCGTGAGAACCATCAACCTTGACCTTCCCCATGATAACATGGGACTGGCGGCGGGTTCCAGCCCTACCATCGTCCTTGACCAACCTGCTAGGGTGGTTCCGAAACGCCTGCCGCCAGTACTTTTCCCCACATGGAGTGCCGCATGAAGGTAACCCCCGAAACATTTCTGAAGGACGTTTCCGGTCACGTGATGGCCGTCAAGCTCGATGAGGGCCTGCATCGGCACATTATTTTCCGGCAACCAAAGAACTCAAATCAGTGGTATGAGATTCTGACGTGGCCGGGATGCTTGACCATCCACGGCGACATGGGGACTTGGAGGATGTGCACCTGCGCGCGCTGGCCGGGGAGTTCGACGGGATCTTTGATGAGGAGGCGAAAGCATGAGCGAGTGTGATGTTTGCATCGGCGGCGATGTAGACGAAATCTATGCCGAGTCGACCAGCAAAGACAAACCCGCACGGCGCGCCCATCTGTGCTGCGAGTGTGGTTCGTTAATCCCGAAAGGAGCGCCACACGAGCACGCTGCCGGTCGAGACGAGTACTGGGGCGATGGCGACAGGCAGAGCGGCTGGGACCACTATCATACCTGCGCCCTGTGTACGGAAATTCGCAAGGTGTTCACGTGTGGTGAATCATGGACCTACCGAACGCTCTGGGAGGACATGCGGGAACTAGCGTTCCCATCGCTCACCACCGCCAGCAATTGCTTCACGGAGCTATCGCCGGCAGCCAAGGCGTTCGTACTTGACCGCTGGCGGAAGTGGAAGGGGCTGCCATGAGCCTGCTCAGTGTTAGCGAGTTCAAGGCGCTGGCGCAGCCGAGGCGCAGCAAGTATGGCGTGGCGCCAGCTAGTGAGCGGGCGTATGGCGGGAAAACGTATATGTCGAAGCTCGAATGTGGCTATGCGCAACTGCTGGACACGTGGAAGCTGGCCGGCGCGGTGAAGGAGTGGACCGGCCAGGTTGCGTTTGTTCTGCACGCGCCTGGACTTCTGTTCTCAAGAAAGAAGCCGCCGGTACTCGGTAGGTACATCTGCGATTTCAAGATTGTGTGGGAGACTGGGCGAGTTGAGTACGTCGAGACGAAGGGCTTTATGACGCCGCTGGGCAAATGGAAACTAGCGCACTGCCAAGCCGAATACAATCTCAAGATCACGCTGGTGAGGAAACTACCATGAAATTCGCTTGCTTGCACGGCCATACTGTGACCGCGGTCGATTGGACTAAATCGACCGACGGGGGACCAGTTCCCTACGTGGACCTATCAGGGTTCTTTTGCCCAGTGTGTCTGGGCAAAATAGTTTCCGGCCTGGACGGGGATGATAGCCGCGTGCTTTCTCCAGAACAAGACACACCGCAGGAAAGCACGAGGTAACGATCTACTGATGGAACCCGAACTGCTCGACAGCCTCAAGAAGCTCATGGCCGACACCGAGGCCGCGATTGTGGCCGTGCATCGCAAGCGCAACGAGATCGGCGGCGCGGTGAACTGGGCGGATCTCAGTTGCATGTGGGCTGAATTAACTCAAGGTTGGGATGGCCACGAAGTACACACCAATTTTGTGGTGACGATTGAAGAAGTCTCCCCTGACTCTATCGAGTTCCAGAAGGCTATCCACAAAGAACTGGAGCGGCGTGGCTGGCCTGGAGTGTTCGTGGATACGGAGTGGTGAATTGCCTTGACAAATTGCCGGTAGTGCGCTTAGATAGAGGTGCAGATGAAACGGAAAGTTGGAAGGCCCGCGAAGAAAACGTACTGCGGTAAGTGCGGTAAGTTACAACCCAGCGCACGGGCGGCATGGAAGCACTGCATAGGGAAGAAACGGAAGGCAGCTTAATCGCCGTCGTGGGACGGCGCGACCAGAAACGCAGTTAACCAAAGGAGAAGGAGCAACAACATGGGCAGTTTTGCATTTCTAGTAGACCCGGAGCCGAGGCTTAACGCCACTCTGATCCAGGGCCATCAACTTATTGCGGTGCTGGCGCGCGCTGGCGCTTCCAACCCTCGGCTATACGCCGAGCCAAATGGCACCCCAGGAACAGGGGATCTGTTCATCCCCGAGACAGCTACCGAGAAGCCGGCCAATTGGAGCGACACATCGCGGGATCTCGCCACGATGGGTGTTCCGCAGGATCTCGCGATCGACCTGAGTTACGCCGTAGATCAGGATTTGAACGGCGGCGCGCTACCAGGAAATCGCAACGTTGCGGAAGCCCTTAAGTGGGTAAACTCGGCAGACCCTATTTACGGCATGCAGGAATTCCTGAGTGCCAATCCGTTCCTCCCTAATCAAAACGCCGCTGGCCTCGTCCTTCAACTCCCTGGCGTAATGCCGGCCGTAAAGACAGCGCTCGCTGCGCTCGCCAAGCCTCGATAGGAGAATCATGAACACACAATCCACTCGCCGCGATTTCGGCCGCACATTGGCCATCTCAACTGTAGGGCTAGCCACGCTGCCGCTCATCGGGTGTGGGCAAACTTCTGTGACCACCACCTTAAACTTAATCGTCGGCCTGGCAGAGGCCGTGCTGCCTTTTGTCCCTGGGGTCAACGGAGCGGAGGCCGCTCTGATCACTGGCTACCTCAACTCCATCACCGACGCCGTGACGTTCGCCACAACCGAACTTGCTTCTGTGGACACGCCAACGGAAAAGTACGTCAAGATCGCCGCGGAGTTCGCGCATGCTGCCGTGCCCGTGCTTCCGGTCGGGATCGCGCAGACCATCGTCACGGACATCGCGAATGTAGCGAATGCTGTGGCGAACTTCTTGAAGACGATTCAGGCCGCGCCGGCCGCAGCACGCGCAGGAGGCTACAAGGCCCAACTTACGTCTGGGGATCTCAAAGCTTTGCCGAAGATCGCCAAGCGGGCTGCGGCGCTTAAGGCGAAGCTCGGGCACTAAGGAGGGCTAGATGCCGATACAACGAAAATACGGCTGGCTCAGGGGATTGCCCGGTGATCGGCGGTTCCCCACCCTATCGCTCCCGAGCTATCCAGCGCTGGCGCCGGCTTTCAGCTTGATGGAGACGGGGTTTCTGCCTCCGATTGTGTGGGACCAGATCATTACGAACGCTTGTTCTGGGCACGCGATTACGGCCGGCATCATGTACGCGCGAGCTAAACAGGGCTTGCCGTTTGTGGATTTTAGTCGCCTGTACCCGTATTATTATGCCCGTGTGGAAGAAGGTACCGCAGCCTCAGACAGCGGCGCCATCATCGCGGACGTAGTAACGGCGTCTCAGCGGTACGGGGACTGCCCCTATACCGACCTGCCAACCGATCCAGCCTTGGTCACCGTAGCCCCTACAGCACAAGCAATAGCGAACGCGGTGGCCCACAAGACGCTAAACGCTACGCGGGTATGGGGAGCCGGTGGTCCAGGGCTTGAGTATCACACCAAGCACTGCATCAGTGTGTTGGGGCTACCAGTAGTTCTAGGGTTTACCGTTTACGAAAGCTTCGAGAGCGACGAGGTAGCACAGACCGGAATAGTGCCGATGCCGGGACCGAGCGAGAAGGTGCTCGGTGGCCATGCGGTGCTGGCCGTAGCCTACGATGACGCCACGCAATTGCTGACGCTCCGCAATTCGTGGGGGCCGAACTGGGGTCAGAAGGGATACTTCCAGGCTCCGTATGCGTTTATATTTGACGTCAACGTGAGCGACGATTTTCACAGTATCCAACTTGAAGCGTAGGAGCGTAGAATGAGCCGAAGAAATATAATCACGAGATCACTGGCGGTACTGGCTTCTGCGCTCGCTGCGTGCCGGAGGCCCCCGGTTGCGTCGAAACCGTCGGATGATCCGTGGAGCGGCTGGTACTGCTCACGATGTAATCAGAGCCGTGCCGCGCACACAACGTGGTATGCGGAAGGGCGTGGCACATTCTGTCTATGCGAGATGTGTTGGTCTGCCCTGAAGCCAACTGACAGATTGCCCTACTACCGCCAACTTTGGGGCAAGTACAACGTTCCCGAATCTTATTCGAACTGGAACGGCAGTCGTCGCACTACCTTTGAGATGAAGGACGCAGAGTGCAAGCGCACCTACGAGAGCTGGGCGCTCATCGAAAAATCCGTCATGCTAGGAGCATAGAATGTTTGACCACGAGCTGGACAGGACAGTAAGGGTACTGATTGAGAAGATTGACAAGCTCAAGGACCAGACGGATCGTATCGAACTTTCGCAGGCTCGGATCATCAGATTGCTGATGAGAACACCTGTGGCGGCAACAATGCAGTTAACCATCAACAAGGAGAAATAAGATGTCAGACAAAGTAGTCAGAGCCTCTCTTGATTTGCCGCTACCGGATAGTGGTACCGGAACGGCCACCCTTTCATTCGTGGACGCCGCGGGGCTGTCAGGCGCGGTCCTTCCGCCCGGAAGCGCTACGGTGTGGACTTCCAGCGACCCGACAGTCATCAGTGTAGCCGGGAATGCGGACAACGTGACGGCTGCGTTCGGGCCGGCCACGCCAGTGAAGCTCGGTACTGGTATCGTGATCAGTTCAGCGACCACGCTTCCGGCTGTTGGTGCGGCTGCGCCGGTAGTCATAAGCGCATCAGGCCAGCCGATTGACGTGATAGCTGGCGGCCCGGCTGGCGCCCAGATGGTGGAGTCGGTTAACTAGTAACGATTTTGCTGGCGGGAGCGGCTCGCGGAAATAGCGCTACCGTGTCCGACTCAATACGGTGTGAACCCGGACACCGCCAGCAAACGGGCCCTCTGCGACGGGCGTAGAGGGCGTCTGTTAGAGGCTTCGGTTCGGACGGGTAATCTAGGGGAAGGGTACGTCTGGATTGGAGCTTCTAACAAACGCTGGCGTGTCTGTGGGCAGTGGCGCAACTGGTGGCGCATCAGGCTAGAAACCTGAAGGTTGGTGGTTCGAATCCATTCCTGCTCCAGGCACGCCAGTATTCAGTTAAGGGTTTGCTGGCGGGAGAACTGCCAAACGAGAATAACTGCAACTTTGTGTTCTTCGCCACGCGGGAATTGGCTAACGCTTGGGAGCGCGGAAGGGCAGAGGCGATGAAAGGCCGTACGGTTATCTCCGGGACGAAGTGACCGGCGGGGAGGGGACGATGAAGATTTGCAAAAACAACCATTTGGGCGGACACCGCAATTGCCACTGCGGCGCGGCCACGGTAACCGTTAAGGGGCCGTCGGGAGACAAGAACTATCCGTGGGAGCACCGACTCGACAAAAAAGAGAAGCGCGCGATAACGCAGGCACTACGCGAGGCTGGGGTAACGCCGGTAGCCGACCTATGACCGCCGCTCTCATTCTCGCCGCTATCTGCGCCGTCTGCCTGTGCCTGTGGCTGGAAATGCGGCACTCATGTAAGCATCAGGACCCGTTATGCACGCGCCACCGGCCATGCGTGGCGTGCTGGCGTGCTGGCGTGCTGAAGGCGCAAGAGGGACTAGCAGCGCCGAAGGTAACGATGCCTCGTGTGAAAACAAAGGTACCGAAGCCGGTCGTTATACGGAGGCAGGCATGAGCAAATGCATTCGTCACAACTACACATCCGAGCAGTTGCGCACGTGCTGGGTTTTCTGCCAGCGGGACTTTGAGCTATTTATCGAACTACTCGAATGGTTGGCGACTCTAAATAGGCCGTCACGGAAAGAACAAATGGATGCAATGAAGCCCGCGACCAAGGCAGCGCTACGTCGCGAGCATTTCCGGTCCATCGAGGAGTATCTGGAGGATCGGGGGTGGAAGAAACGGCGTGGCGGATGGAGGCATTCTACAAACATGCTGTCGGTCGATAATGCCGCCGAGGCGCTCGGGGTTCAATTATTGCTCGATTCTTCCAAAGGATGGAACCTAATCGGGATAACCCTTGAGCGAGCGAACTGAGCCGGGAGGAGAAGCATGAAAGTTTGGGGAATTATATACTTGATTCCCGTACGGGAGTCAAGTATCATTAGTTCATGGAAAACAAAATGTACCTGACCACGGCGGAAGCGAAAGCCAAGGGACTTGGTTCCGTCCAAGAACAAATCGACCGCTATAACGCGGCACTGCCCCGATGGGTAGTCCGCTTTGGGGAATGCGCCAACACGTATTACACTCGCCATCACGCCGAACAGTTCGCCCGCGCCCTGACGCTCAACGGAACCGAGAATCAGATCGAGGAGGTCAATTAAATGTCGAAATCCACTATCAGCACCTTCAAACTTTTCGAGTTGTTCCCCGACAACGAGACGGCGCGGCTGTATCTGGAAGATAGGCTCTGGCCGGATGGACCCAAGTGCCCCGATTGCGGGGGCAAGAATCGGATCACAATCCGCAAGGCTGGCTTCTACCGCTGCAATGCCTGCGGGGATTTCGACTTCACTATCCGCACTGGCACCGTCTTCGAGCGGTCTAAGGTTCCGCTGCACAAGTGGGTTTACAGCATGTACCTGCTCGTTACGGCGCGGAAGGGCATCTCTTCGATGCAACTGGCCAAAGAGATCGGCGTTACCCAGAAGACCGCTTGGTTTATTCTCGGACGGCTCCGGGAGGCTTGCAGCGCCCCGGATTCCATCGACAAGCTCAAGGGCGTCGTAGAGATTGACGAAGCGTTCTTCGGCGGCAAAGAAGCCAACAAACACGATTCCGAATGAAGACGCCCAAAGAGTTAGACGCGATAACTGATGTAGTCCTTCGCTACCGCCCGAAGCCAAAGTCAAAAGCTTCAAAACGGCGCGCGAAAAGAAAGCGGCAAGCCGATGCAAAGAAAGCCTAACGGGAGTCATGTATATAATTCCCAAAGTTTGGGCGGTTGTGATGAAGACCAGCGGTAGAACATGGGTCGATACCTTGTGGGTAGTCGAACAATCAGCTTGTGATCGGTCGAAGCAATTGGAGGTGAGATTGACCGACGCCGGTCTGCGGGAAACAAAAACCGTAGCCTGCTGGGTCGCTGATTTGAACATTGAGGACGCTAAGATGGAGCCGAATCCATGAGAGCCGCACTCGCGCTGCTGGCCCTGGGGCTAGCGGTCCTTATGACCAGCCGCAAGGTATATACCCACATCCATTTTTTTGTTCCGGCTAATACCGAGTTTAGAAAGGCACTTAGGAATGGAGATTTGACGCGCGCGACCTATTATCTCGATAAAGAGAAGAGGTACGAAATGTACGGTTTAGATCCTTTTTGGTTTCTTGATGGAAGAGAAAAAGAGTGAGGTGCATCATGAAACCCCTTTGCCTGCTCGCCCTGCTCTGCGCCGTCTCATGCCGAGAGAAGCCGAAGCCGCCACAGTTTTGCTTTCAGCCTGCTCAGTTGAAGCAAGCCGGGAGCGACGGGAGGGCGGAATGAGAACGAAAGAGGACCAGCGGCGTGACGCGCGTATCGAAGCGCTAGAGGAGGCCGCTAACCATCTCGAACAGAACTGGACGGAGGATTCACTAGAACGGAGTGAAGGCAAAAAAGTAAGCGCAGAATTGCGCGAAAAGATTCGAGAGCTTTATGAAGGAGAGCGCTAATGCCGACCGATAAGCCAATTCTGACCGACGCCGAGTTGGAGGCGATACGAAAGCACTCGTTTGGTTCAGATACATTATTTCGAGTGCTCGACTCCCACGACGCCGTCTCCAAGCGGGTCGCGGAGTTGGAGGACTTGTTGAAGCGGATTGATAACGACTTCGTGCATCTGGAGAACACCTACCACAATAGTCTGTGGACGACAGGGGCAGGATACGTTCTCTATCCACGCGTTATGGAGTTGCGGCAGGCTCTCGCCCAACCAGCAGCATCCGATAAGCCTGAATCGGAAGCCGCTGTTCGATGTTTCCAATTCCCATACGCAGTCGCCCTGACGATGGATGAAGAAGGGGATGTAATCGCTAGAATCCCTGATCTTCCTGGGTGTACTGCGCACGGGGCTGACGTCAACGAAGCTTTAGCAGTGCTACACGATGTCATGCAGGCATATATAGCGATGGCCAAAGAGGACCCTGCCATGCAAATTCCAGCGCCGACTGTTCCTCAGGAGCCCGCAGCGCCCGAGGCCAAGCCGCAACCATGGGATGACCCATCTTGGTCACCATCACCGCCCGAGGCCAAGGAGGGATTCGGCACCGGCTGGATTCTCGGAAACAATTACAGGCGTCGGGCTCGCATCTCGAAAACAGTAGGCGCTCCTCACGGGGAGCCGTGGTACGAAGCGGATGACGGTACGCACTGGTCTAGCTACGACGTTACGTTTAGACCTGACGCGCCCGAGGCCAAGGAGGAATGAATGGCTGACATGGAACTTCCCGCTCGTCTACTTAAAGAGCAGAGGAAATTAACGGAGGCAGCGACAGCCCGCGCGGATGCCCTTCAGCAGAAGTACGATGCGCTGCAAACGCAATTCACTCAGGCTCTTGCAGAACGAGACAGTTTCCGAAATCTGGCATTTGGATTGACACGCCAGAACGATGAACGATGCGATGTGCTGGTGGCCGAGCGGGGATGCGCGGTCCTTATGGAACGCGACCTTTACTTTACCGCCCTAATGCTACGGCGTGCGGTCACTGACGAAACCTGGAAGAAACTGGAATTGAATCAATCGGTACGCCACGTTATTGACGCCGCGATGCAGCCCCAAGCGCGGGCCGGGGAGGTCGAATGAGTACAGATCCAGTTCAGGTAGTTGGCGAATTCGTGAGATGGGTGACTATTATCGTAGCGCTCGGCATCGTAATCCATAAGTTGGACCGCATCGCCCGTGCGCTCGAAGCGCTGGTGAAAGGCGAGGAGCCTACACCTTCGGTTGAGATTGAGCCATAGCTTGCATACGCCGATTTATTTCAGTCTCGATAACCATACTTGAGAGCTGGTCCCCTTGCTTGCCGAGCACGGCCTGCATCGCAACGGCGGTTTCTTTCAGAAGCACAACAGACTGATTCATCAGCCCCATCGCTGCTTCTTGATGCGCCGCCAGCAATTCAAGAGCCTGATCCTGTTTTTGTTGAGCGCTGGTGAGTTTGCTGATGATGCCATAAAATGTGCCCAAGCCGCCGAGAACCACCACGCTGATAGTGATGATATTTCCCATTGTCCACGTCGGATCAAAGGCCAAGATGGCTATAAAGCCGGCTGCGAAGCCTGCCAGCGTACCTGAAGGAAGCCAGGGAATGTGCCAGTGTGATATGTCAATTGTCATGCGGTTTTCAGCCCGTCTCCCTACCTCATCAGTCCTACTAAAAACTCAACAATCAAGGCCAGCACGAACGCCGCCACAAACAATATCGCCAATGCAGGCAGCGCCCCGATCAGCAACACGCGAAAAGTGTAGCCGCGAATTTTCAGATTCGCTTACTTCCATTCGTCTTCGTTAGGCGCACAATTCCATTAGGCGAGAGACGCAGTCCGCAAACGATAAGCCTCAGCAATTCCTCCACGTTGACAGCGACACCGCGCCCGTATCCGTCTAAGGTATACTCTGGCTCCACGAGCACAGGGAAGGCGATGCTAAGGTCGCCCGCTACGAGACCGGTTGGTTCGCTCACGGCTTCGCCGGGTCCTTCGCCGGTTCGGTATGCACCGTTGTGGTCGCAGTTGTGTCCACTGTTGCGTCTGGAGAACTAGCAGGGGTCGGAGCATCCTTCGGCCTTAACCTCGTGAAGAACGACCCAGCGAATCCAGAGACGAGCGACGAGAGCACGCTGAACAGCGCTTGATCCTGCTTGAACCAGAGATCGACGGCGAACAGGCTGAGTGAGAAAAAGATAATGCCGCCGATCAGCAGGAACAGGACGGGATCGACTTTCTCGGACAATGTGGGCATGTTCTCTAGGCGCTGCCTTTCTTCGCGACCGCCGTCGTCACGGCAGCAACCTGGGCTTGCATTACAGTGCCTGTTCCAGGACTTTCCTTCGGGATTATGAAACGGCCTGTCGATGGAGCCCATTGAGCATTTCGATCGCGTATAGTCATGGTGTGCCTTTTTTAGTGACCGCCGTCGTCACAGCAACCTCGGTAAGCATCTCGACCAAAGCGGCTTTCAGCGCCGGAATGGCTTTAGCGACGAACTGGTCTACGAGCGCAGTGACGGCGCGCTGGATCACGGGGTCAAGCGCAGCAGCATCAGCTTTCGGGTCAAGGATGCCCATTACCGGAATACCCCCATCAAATAGAGCACGAGCAGGATGACCAAGAGCGCGCCTATGCCGAATCCGCCACCGCCCCAGTAACCATAGTTCGGGTTGGCGCGCGTAAGGTAGCCACCTCCGCCGCCGAACACCAGAAAGAGAATCACAATCAGCAATATCAGTCCCATGTCATTTTCCTTTGTTTACCGCCATCCAGCCACAACTATCGTGCCATCTCCGACAATGCGATTCGGATAATTGCCGAATGGCCCGTACCGCGGTGCCTTTCCGAATTGTCTGGTGTATCGTTCGATGGGGGTTCCCTTACGTTGAGCCTCCAGGTTGCGCTCGCGTTCGCGCTCGATCTCCTCGTGCTTCGTGTGACTCATATTTCTCCTTTACAGCTTCAGTCAACTTGCTGATTTCTCGTACTCAGTTCTGCTGCCGATATCATCGATTCGTGCGTAAGGCCCCAAGGCATCGACGATCTTTTGGGCCACGATATTTGCAGTTGGCCCGCCTGGTGGATAGATCGAGAAATCGATTTGCTGGCTCAAAACCTGTTCAATGATGTCTTTCACAAATAACCTCCGATCATATCTCTGTGACCTTCCCCTTCTTCGCCGCCAGCACGCCCCACACAACCAGCCCTCCGACCACTACCACGACTCCAAGCGCGAACCAGACTAGCGGGCGCAGGTTGTACCAGATGGCGCTGCCCAGGCCATCGAAGTAGGTGGTGGCGATCATGGGGCTAATGTTGCGTTGGATCAAACGTCCCTAGTTTGCCCTACTTCTCCTTTTTGAGATTCATCAGTCCCAAGTCTCCACGCGCGATACAACGCCTCACAAAGGTTTGAACAAAAGACAGATTGGCTTGGCAATCCGCACTTAGCACAAAGGCCAGTCAAACGAAACACCTTTAGTTTCCTTCCCTTGGCCGGTCGCCCTATTTTCAGTGTTGTCATTCCACACTCTGGACATTCTAGTGAGTGCGGATCACAACTAACGCGAATCAACAGAAGCCGATAGCATTTCGTGCAGTATCCATCCGTCCAGAGCGACTGTGCTGCCGTGGGCGTCATGCGCCCCTCGCCGCCTGAATCGCCGCCACAACCTGAGGCATCACGCGGTCACCTGAAGCGCTTTGTCGCCACTTTGCGAGATCTCCAGGCGAACCAGTAACGGAAGCACGATACAACCGTCACTCGATTCCGAGTAGTGGACTGCCGAAGCTCCATGAAAATAAAAACCCGATCTATCGAACATCTCGTTTGCCGGATCTGGAAGGAGCGCCATCACAAGCGGCCCGAGCGTTCCCGGATAGTCCCTCGGTGCCCCAATAGTATAGCGACCCTGCGGCAAAGGGCCCACGCCCTTAACGTTCTGCATTTGCGGGTTATTCATCCCCACGTCATGACCGGAAAATCCGGTTCCGATCAGTACGCCTCCGGCATCGGTGAGTTGGCCGGTGCTTTGGGAATATGTGTACATGGCTAATTATGGCCCATTTTCCTCTAAAGCAAAAGCCTATAAACCGTGCCGTCGTAACGGAGCAGATGTGTCCCGGCCATCACCGTAGCATCCGTCGCTCCAGCCGCGTTCGTCTTGATAGCCTTGATCCCGGTATTGCTCACATTCAGCGAACAAGCGCCGGGACAGTTTACCGAGGTCGTCAGCGCCACGAAGACCGGCGGTACGGTGGGCGCTACCTTGAGATTGCAGACACTGGCGATGGTCCCGCTGGTTGAGACGCAGTCGAACGGCGCTGCGGCCATGGCGTCCGGGTAGGAAAGGACGACAGCGGTGTTAGCCGAAACCTGCACCGTCAGGGCGCCTCCAGCACTCACCGCGCAGGGGCTTGGGAGGCAACTCACCACGGTGCCCGTTCCAGCGCTCAGCGTGAGGCTGGTGATGCCCGTCAGCGCAACGCCTCCCACCGTGAGCGTGAGGTTGCCGATGGGTCCGGGTGCCGTCTGCCCGAACAGAGCAAGCCCAACGATCAACGCAGCTATGAGTGTGCGCTTCACGGCACAACGAGTATCACGGTCGATATCCCAGGCTGCGAGGGCACGGTCGTGCTCGCAACCGCCGCCACGCTAGAACCACAGGCGGTCGTCGCCGGAGTTGTAGGTGTGCATGCCGCCGCAAACGCAACAACCTGGTAGAACACTGTGGTTCCAACCGCTTCGGTGTCGGCGTAAGTCGTAGTGGTAGGCGTCGAGCCGGATATGCAAGTCTGGCCGCTCACGGCCCCCACGCAAGCTTTGAAAGTGAAAGGGCCAGTAGCCGATGTGCCGGTCGAGATCGCCACGCCGGTTATTCCGGTTGACGTGGAAGGCGTCCAGCTTACATTTACGGTTCTGGATTGTGCGGCCATCAGGCTGGCCGAAAGAACAGCGAGAATCAAAAGGTGTTTCATGTTAGTTCTCCATTCCATAGTACTTCCCCTACAACACTGCCATCATTCCAATTGTTGTTCATTGCACTCCTCCGATCGTCTGGATATCGCCCGTCGCTAATACTCCAGACGCCCCTGAGTACACCAACCGATAGCTAACCGGCCCCAGCTTCAGATCGACTGGCAATAGGAATCCGGTCGCAGGCGTCGAACTGCTCACCGCGAGTGGGACACCAGCTTGTGGAAGCCCCGAGAGGAACCACGGAGAATAGGCGTACTCGACGGCGACGGAGGTGGCATTGGCGACATCTGTCAGAAGCGCGGCGATGGTTGGTTGCTGAAGTACGCCGGCGCTTACGTTAGGGCACTTGTAGATCACCATGCCGCCCGCGGGAATGGTCGGGGAGTTAGAGGTGGTTCCAGAAGAGATTGACGCAGTTGCGATTCCGCCAAGCGCCGAGGCGGTGTAGCGGATAGCCGACTGGCCACTGACGATGCAGGCAGAAATGGGAATCGCCGGGGTGACCGGCCCATCATTGAAATTTCCGACCAGGAGCAGGTTCCCCACGCTGCTTTGCCGAACGCTAGATTCGATGTTGAACCCAAGGTCCGGGGCGTTCCCATGCGTGCCGTAGAGATACCCGGTTATGGCCAAGCTTTCCAGTAACAGGTTAGCGTTGGTCGGAGAATTGAAGAACCGAATCAAATCCGCACCTTGGTCGTAGAACTGAGTCGCGCCGCCCTGGAGGCAGTCGCCGCCATTTAGACAAGGGAAGGTGCCGAAGCTACGAGAGAAAGTCTGATCGACGTTGAAGTTCTCACCGCTGGTGTACGCCCTAACCCCGGTGGCTGCCGTGATCGCTTGCGCCGCTACAAAGGCGAACGGCACTCGCGGGCCTTGGACGATCTCACCATAGAATGATTGTCCCTGCCCGCGTACCCAACCGTCATCGGCGTTGAGGGTGAAGGTCACGCTGCTGGTGGACTGGCTCGATGGAGGGACTTCGCGCGGCGTGTCGGATTCGGTGATGTAGGGACTCGGAAACTGGCTCAGGATAAAGGTGGTGGAGTTGTAATAACTAGCACTCGATCCGGTCATGCCAGAGATCGTGAACGTGAGCCCAGCGCTGTGGGTGACGGCAGCCGGTACGCTCGTGGTGCCGCTGCAACTGCCGCCCGTGCCTACAGTTGAACTGCGTAGATTGAATGTGTTATTTGGAGAGAACCCGTTGACGATGATGCAGGGGAATGGATTGGTTGGCCCCATCGTGACGCCGTTGGCGAACGTTAACGTGCCTCCAGATCCTTGAACAAGTCCCGCCGTTGATGGATATTGCAGCGAGATGTTACATGTCGTCGCGGTCGGACAGTTATCGATATAGAAATTCGCGTTGTAGTACGAGTTCGATGAACTAGAACCGATGACGCGCGACACATAAGGGACTACGTTACATAGGCTGTTTGCTGTACCGGCCCCGCAGATGGGAGAAGGGAACGTGCAGAGGGAACCGGAGCACGACACGCCAGTGATGATTTGCCCGTTCATTCCCCAGTTCGTCTGAATGAATTGCGTCTGTCCAAGGAAGGCGCGAAGCGATCCGGCGCCGTTTATGAACTTGCGGTTCTGCTGGAAGACGTTGAGGTTGGGGGTCCTGGAGATTCGGATGTCAGGCAGGGCGACATATTGCGCTGTGCCGTTTGAGCCCGGCGAGTTGTAGATGATGGCGTAGTCGGAGAACGCAGGTGATCCGGCGGCATAGGAGCAAGCGCCACCCCAGCCGCACTGGGAAATAGAACTGGCGATAGCTCTGGGAGCCGAACTGATAATAGATCCTCCAGCGTGAACCAATGAGGACATGGTCGCGAAGTCCTGATAGTGTGAATAGTCTCCACCGCCGCCAGGAACAGCGGTTTGCCAATTGAATGCGAAGGGCTCAATCCGGATGGATGGATCACTGACCCACGTGATATTTGCGCCAGACGCTCCGGATGGCCCAGTGAATGTGAACCCACCACTGACTCCTGATGGAACGTAGAGGCCAGTGTTGGTATTTGGTGTTCCGATAGCGCTATTTATAGCGAGCCCTGCTGTGCTTGTCCCACCGAAGATCCCAATTCGCCCAGGGCCGTTCTGGTTGGTAGCAGATTGCGGGTTGGCATAGGCTACTGTACATACTGGAGTCCCGCTAACTGTGCAGGTGATACCCGTGAACGGCCCACTGGAACTGATAACGGGCGATGGGACTGGATAGGAGTAATCGGCGTCCACTTCATCCGGTCCTTCCAGTGATAGAAGGATTCCGGAAGCAACCCACTGCTGAGCTAGGTACTGCCAGTTCTGGGGCGAACACGTCGCGCCAAGGCCACGCACTCCGACATAGAACTGGTTCGGAAAAACGCCGGTTATGAGCGATGTGGCGACTCCATGAAAGTAGAACTTGAACGGAGCATAGAGTGTTGTCAGGGTTGAAATATATGTATTGAGAGTCGATTGGAAGCTCGCACAGGTGCCGTTTACTCCAGTCCAGCCAGTTGATGGCGCAGGAGAATCTTCGACGGTGTTCCAACCAGCGTTCTGGTAGGCGATTCCGACTTGAGTGGGTGTCTTCAGAGCATCATGAAACAGTGCGATGCCCGAGGAATTGAATACGCTAGCTACCCACAGGCAACCTGTGTTGGTGGTTGAGATTTGGCCAGTCGTCGTCTGGCAGGGGATTACGTTGGTGGAAGAAACCCAGCCGTAGATGGTTTCCGTCAATCCGTTGCCGAGCGTAATTGTAACGCCGCAAGAACCATACGCCACACCCGTGACGAGGCCGCTGGAGGAAACAGTGCAGACCGAACTATTCGTGGTCGTGTAGACCGGGTTCATAGCGCTCGTGACCGTCGTCGAGGTAGTATCCGCATTCGCAATCGAGGGTGTAAGTTGGATGGTCCCCGACGATGGCGAGATCACCCAGTCCTTGGGCGAGAGGGTGAGCTGGCTGGGAGTTGCAATAGGTGTGTTGGATGCCGCATTGAGAGCGACTACGGTCATGCCGTAGGTTAGGCTGCTACCGTTCGCAATCCCGATCGTCGCTGTACCTCCGCTGACTGTTGCAGTTAATAGTTGTGATGTCCCTCCGCCAGTGGCGCTCGTGGTGCTATCGAGGCTGGCGTTCAGACCGTTCTGGAATACTTGGCCATTTATATTGGACACGTAATACAAAGCGATCATATCGTTTGCGTTCGAGGTAGTGAACGTGCCGGAAGTGACAACGCAGGGAGACGCGCAGGAGGTGCCTGTCGAAGTGATTTGGGTGTCGATTGGCGAACTAGTGGCCACGCCTGAATACTCGCGCACCAGCAGTGCCATGCTTTTCGCTCCGCCGCCTGCGAAGGTCGCGGTGAAGGCATCCGCGCCGCCCGTTACGTTCGCCGAATAGAAACAGTATTGATTCCAGTTTGCCTGTTTCGTTCCGGTATTGACCGCCGTCCAACTATTTCCCAGCGTGTCGGTTATTGTGGTAGCGCCGCCCTGAAAGTAGCCATCGCAGACCAGCAGAAAATCGCCGGTGGTGACGTTGACCGTACCTGATGCTGGAGCAGTGAGGCTCGAAAACGTGTTGCAAGCGCCACCGCCCCAACACACGTAGTCCGCGTTTGTGGTCGCGTTCTTGAGCAGGATGGTCGAGGTATTCGAGAACGTCACCTGCTGACACCATTCGCCGAACGGGTAGCCGCCGTTGGTGACACCAGGACGGCCGGAGGCGATATCTTTTACGACTAAGCAGACTTCATGGCCCTCATTTAGATACTGCGTCGTGTTGACGGCTGCGTTCATCGTGGTCGCGGTCGAACCGCTCGTGGATAATTCGTTGAGTGATTCGAAGCCAAGCACGTCCCCGTCCACGTAAACGGTGATTGCCTTGGCATTGGTGGCGTTGGTGCCGTTGAAGGTCGCGACCAAGTTGACTACGCCCGACCAGTTGCTCGAGATCGCGGTCGATGGCGTGACGGAGACGAGGTTGATGTAGGCAGCGGGTTCGAGATAGTCATTCGTGATGGCGAAGGTGTTGGTCGGCGATGTGGCGATAGTCGCTCCGGTCGGATCGCGAACGATCACGTAGGCGTTGTGAGCGGGGCCACGCCAGCGATTGTTGGTGTTCCAGGAGGAGATAGACCACGGAGCCTGCCAGAAGACGCCTTGCGATTCGCCGTCGATCATCCACTCGACCGAGAGGGCCGTTGGGCACGTAGAGAGGCTGGCGGTGAGGGCATAGGAGAGACCGCTGATCGAGGCGCTGGCGGCTGGCGTTACCACGCTGGCGGTGCAGGCGGCGCGTACTGGTACTATCACGATTGCCGCAAATAGGAGAAAGGCGTATGCTGGTAGTCTATGCAATCCGAATGGTCCCCCTTTACCGAATATTCCAACACCGACTCCCAGGCGACATACGCGCCCGCCGGGCCTCCAGAACGTCATAAAGGTACCTCGCTCAAACGTATCCTGCTTGCTCCCATCATCGCTCTCCAGAACATCGTCATCATCTTGGCCATGGTGTATATGGGGGTCATGTCGCAGATCTTCATACGGCCTACTGCGAAATAGGATACGACACCGGTGAAGAACCCTGTGATTGCAGCGCGCCGATATCTTTGTACCCGGTTCCACCGCTGTTCCTAACTCCGGGGAAGCCAACGGCTCGCAAAAGCGCCCCACCTCCCGTCGTTGCGTTCAGCGCAAAGTTGTTGGACGCTCCAGCCACGAAAGGATCGACGGTTAGAGTAACGTCGTGCAGCCCAGCCGGAATGCCCGTGTAAGCCGTGCATCCCCCTCCGTCCGCATTGTAATCCCACGCGAACGCAGGATCTGCCGACCAGTTGGTAGTGGTTGAGTTGAAGCACTTTCCGCCCGTGCCCCACGCCACGTTGTTATAGAAACTGAATGAATCAAGCGCGGCTGCGTTATCAAAACGGTACTCGTCCCGACCGTTCAGGTAGGCCACGTTGTCATGCATCGTGAACCCCGCCACCCCAGATTTATAGAATCCGTCTGTAGACGCTCCGGTGTTATTGTCCGAAACATTTCCGATGTAAGTATTCTCGCCCCCAGCCGAATCCCAGAACCCAGTGCAGGCATTGCCGGTCGCGCGATTGTTAAAAAGGTAGACATTCGTCTGGGAGATTGTGAATGCTCCGGAACTCGCCGTGCACGCGGTCATGCCACTCACGCTACTATTGCTCACCTGCGCATGTGACGCCGATATGTTTATTCCAACCGCCGTGCAGCCCGTTACACTGATGTCGTCGTAAACGGTTCCTGCGTTGCCTGCCGCCAGGCCAGTGGACGTGGTCTTGCCGTTGCAATCCAGGGTGAAATGTCTAAATTGTTGGAAGCTTTTTCCGGTTGCGTTAAAGATGGTAAGGCCCGTTCCGCTGCTGATCTGGATCGTCGGATGACCGCCATCCGTAAGCGAACTCGTGTAGCCGATCCACGAAACAGGAAGTCCACTCGTGCCATTCGTGGCAAAAGCATTGCTCGCGTTGATCGAATAGGTCGCGCTGCTCTTTACATAGCCAGTGTTGCCAGCAGCTACGGCGGTGATGGCCTTGGCGATGGTCAGCAGCGGGCCTCCGACGTCAGTAACTCCAGTAGTGCAGGCGGTTGTAGGGCACGGGCTTACATTCAGGACGAGGTTATTGGAATTAGTGAACGCCACGATAGTATAGAACCCAACAGTAAAATTGGTTCCGCTGTTTATATGGATGACATTGCAAACCATCGAGCTCGTCCATGTGCCGCCGACCTGGGTGATTGTGGTCGAGGCGCTGCCTGTGCTTGTGGCCAGGGTCGTAGCGACGGGGGCGGACAGGGTTAAGTCAGAGCCGCCGCTGCCACTGCACGAAGCGGTTGCGTCGAAGCCGCCTCCGTTAGTATCCACGCCGGTCGAGGCGTCAAGCTTGAACACGGTGCCGCTGGTAACGTTGTTCGTGGCAGCGAAAGCCGGGAGACTTAGGAGAAGGACAATAAGTAGTTTTCGCATGGTGGCTCCTATTGGCATAGCAATACCGCCTGTACATACCCAGCGCCAGATACAGCGGTGAGTGTGACCGCCCCGATGTCGTCAGCCGTAACTGTCGTGGTGGTGAAATCGGTAACCGTGGTGCTCTTGATGTGGGTCCCGCTCGCGAGTGCCACCCCGGAAGTGTTGATGACATTCGCCGCAGTTGGAATGGCCGTGCCCGCTGCGATCTTCCAGAACTTGACCGTGGCAGTTCCGGCGTCAGCGGTAATCTCGTAGCCACCAACAGTGCAGGACTGCGGCATGTTGAAGTACTGGATGCCACCCGTTGTCAGGGCCGCGCCGCCTGGAGTGCCGAATGCCGCGCCGTACTGGTGGATGATGCCACCAGTTAGAAGGCCGCTAAGTGCCAGCGTGCTCCCCGACATCGCCCCGTTCGCGGCGACCGTGAACGGATTCGAGGTTCCGACATGCAGCGAGTCCGCGCCGAGACCCCAGGAATTTGTCAAGGTGACGTTGGTCCCAGCGGTCTCGGCCGCGAAGTAGCCCGCATAGTAGTTCGTGTACACGGAGGCTGAACTTGCCGCGATTACATCACCACCAAAGACATTGCTGTAAGCTGTCGCAACGGTTCCCGACGAACTGGTATCGGTAAGGGTTTGGGCGGCGTTGTAGATGAGTAAACCGCCAGTGAGCCAAGCTGTGTGCGATAAGGAACCGTTGAACCCAACTTGCCCTGTAAGGATGCTAGTGAAAGTTGCATTTCCACTGACACACAGTTTAGACACCCCAATGGTGCAGCCATTGAGGGCGAGAGAGGCAAGCCCCGCGACTCCCGCCGTCGTCACCGTCGCGTTCGTCGAGCCGAGATTCAACGTGGTTCCCGCCGTCGAGACTGAGAGCACAGAACTGCCGGGAGATGCGCCGGTGCCATAGATCGTCAGAGAACCTCCCGCGCTAGAGGAACCCGAGACGAGTAAATTACCAGCAACCGTATTTTGAACGCCAAGAGTCGTTGCACCAGAGATATTTGCCGTGCCTGTCACCGCCAGCGCGTTCGATCCGATAGTCACGCCGCCGAACGCTCCGGTTGTAGCGATGACCCCGCCGAGTTGCGTCGAGTTCCCGGCCATGTCCACCTTCCATTGGGAGGTGCCGCTAAGTTGAGCGTCGATCAGCAGAGAGCCGGTGGCTGCTGCCGTGTAGGCGGGATCGACAAGTAGCGCTGCGTCCACCAGTCCAGTGGTGTTCCAGTGTGGCCCGATGATAACGGCAGGAAGCGTTTGGGAGCCGTTCAGGACGTTCTCTACATAAAGAGGAATCGCAGTAGAGCCCGTTACTGTTTGAATATATACCAGTTGTTGTAGAACGCCTGTCCCTCCAGTAGCCGCAGCGCTTTCCTCAATCATAAAGGCCTGTTGATTGTTGCTAGTCTGGGCCCATTTCCAAATCTGCGGATTGTTTCCGTTCAAGATAGTGTTTGACCCTGTTGCCGCCGTGATAGATGATAGTGCCGAAGAGCCACCCGCTGGGCACGTCTGGAACGACGGAATCGTAGTAGCATAGCTCGCCGCTCCCGACATGAAGCATTGGGCGTTCGCGGTCGGAGTTGCATACTGTGGATTGGTCGCGCCCGTCACCAATACGCTGTAACCAGTCGATGCTAGAAAGGTGGTCGCTCCAGAGCCTGTCTGGTAAGGGAGTGAACCAGCCGCGCCCCCGATTATATTGTTTGCAGCTCCAACGATTAGGCCAGCCGCTGTTCCCGTGAGATTTGTGGCAAGACCACTGCTCGGAGTGCCGAGCGCGCCGCCGCTTATCAATTCCGTACCGACCGCGAGCGTGTAAGTGCCAGTAGCAGGGATCGCGATGGTCGGATTAAATGCGCCTGTAAAGACAACGTTTCCGGAAAGCGTTTCAGTGAACGCGCCGTTGTTGACTCCCGTGCCGCCATAGGTCCCTGTGACCACGCTGCCATGCCACGTACCAGCGGTCACCGTCCCTACCGTCACAAGAGACGAATCTCCAGGATATCCCGTGACGTTTGTCATCACGCCGCTGACAGGGGTCCCGAGCGCGCCATTCGCGAATAGAGCCACGCCAGTTCCCGACTCGTCGCTCAACACGCCGCGAAGTTGGGCTGATGTCGTTGCTCCGAAGATACTGAGATTGTTCGTGACCGTGCCTGGAAATGTGAAGGTCGATGGGACCGAGATTGTCCAGGAGCCGGAAGTGGTGATAGGTGACGTGCCAGTAACCGTAAGTTGGTTCGCGGTTCCGACGAGGCCGACGCTGGTGACGCCCGACCCGCCGCCACTGATCCCAGAGAAAAGATCAAGCCAAACCGTCCCGTTGTAAAATACCGGGAATGGCTGATTCGCGGTGATCGTCGTGCCAGGATCGGTGGCCCCATCGATTTGCTTGATGTTTTTTACGCCAGAGCCGCAGAAGTTTAGAGATGCCGTGGTGGTTGACGAAGTATCAACGGAGATCCAGCCCCGCGCTCCCGTCTGAAGAGCGAAGGTGGAACAACCAGCGGTCGGAGCAGCCACGTAGCCGGTCGTCCCCGTCGTTGAGAAACCGACATCGTTATTACCTTCTAGCAGGTTGGCGATGGTTGGAACAAAGGTAGAATTGATCGAGGGCGTGCAGTCTGTTCTCGTGGCTCCTGAATTGTCCACGCACGATTGAGTTATGCCACTTCCCGAAATAAAGTTCAGCGTATTTCTCTGCGTCAAGGGCGTTCCACCGACATCAATTGTGGCGTAGGCACTCCCAGAGGCTGAACCATTAGCTGCCGCCGTGATACGGCCCTTTGCGTCAACGGTTAGATTTGTGTTGGTGTAGCTACCCGCAGTAACCGCAGTCGTGGCGAGCGTTGCCGCCACCGATCCAGAACCTGAAGCGGTTACATCGCCCGTGAGCGCCGTAATACCTCCGCTCGGGCATGTCTGGAAGGATGGAATGGTCGTCGCGTAGGAAGATGCGCCGGACATAAAGCACTGGCCATTACCTGTCGGGGTTGCATACTGCGGATTCGTTGCTCCCGTTACGAGAACGCTATAGCCGGTAGATGCCAGGAATGTGCTTGCTCCAGCGCCTGTCTGGTATGAGATGCCTCCAGCCGCACCGCCTGCCATATTGGTCGCGGCCCCAGCAGTTAGGCCCGCTGCCGTCCCGGTAAGGTTGGTCGCAACGCCGCTAGCTGGGGTGCCGAGCGCGCCGCCGCTGACCAATTCAGTCCCGACCGCAAGCGTATAGGTGCCAGTGGCTGGGATTGCGAAGGTTGGATTGAAAGCGCCGGTAAAGACGACGTTACCCGCGAGCGTTTCAGTGAAAGAACCGTTGTTCACGCCCATGCCGCCATTGGCCCCCGCAAGAATTCCACTTACATCCGCTGTCAGGCTGACCGCCGAACTGGTGACGGTCTGCGTCGATCCAGCGAAGTGGGCGATCCCAGCTCCAGGCGTGGTCGCATTGACCACGGTAGCCGCAAGGCTCGTGAGCGCAATCGGAGTGCTAAACGTCTGGATGCCAGTGAATGTCTGAGCTGCATCGGCGCGCGCCATCGTTGAGGAAGTGGTTGGTGTCGTAATGGTGGTGCTACCCTGCTGCGCAAATGTCGTATTGAACGCGCCTGTGGTTACGAGGTTGCCAGCGAGAGTAATCGTGAACGCGCCGTTGTTGACGCCAGTTCCGCCGTGAGTCCCCGTAAGCGGGTCGGCTAGCGTGGTGCCCCAAGCAGTTCCGCCCGTTACTACCGTAATGCCCGTTCCAGATGGATAGACCGTACCGCCGCCCAATCCACAAGCTGCGCCCGCGTCTACCGTGTTGCCGTTCGCGTCATACTTTACGCAATCGTTGAGCGTGGTCGTACCCGTGCTTAGCTGGAACTTAGTTCCGTTACCCTGCGTAGCGGTTACACCAGCCGGAGGCAGCCCCGTGACGTTCGTCATCACTCCGCTGATCGGAGTGCCGAGAGCGCCGTTTGCAAACAGTGCCACGCCAGTTCCTGATTCATCGCTAAGCACGCCTCGAAGTTGGGCCGAGGTCGTGGATGCGAATTGCGAGAGTGGGGAGCCTGTCACTCCGCACGTAGGGCAGGCGAAAGCACCGCCAGTGAATGTGATCGGTGAAGAAATCGTGGCTATCCCCAGAACCCCAGTTCCAGTCGTATTGAAAAGTGGCCCAGTACCGAGAGATGCCAGCACCTGCGCATTAGTCAGCGTCGCGTTCGTGGTCTGAAGGATGTAGGTAGCGACCGTCGGGGCGCCGGAGCCCCCAGCGCAACCCGTGCCGCCCCACACGCCGTTGTTGTTGTAGAGGCACTGGCCGGTCGTGATGCTGGAGGGAAGCGGGCCGGAGCGGTATGGGTCACCGGGGAGCCCGGTCGGTAGCCATTGGGCGGCTAATCCAAACGGAAGCAATAACAGCAAAAAATAGCGCATGGATACTCCTTACTGGACCGCGCTTTGAGCCGCGCATGGGAAAGCGAAAGACGTTTGACCACCCTGAAGATTGCCGAGCGTGGCACCTGTGGTCGGAACTGGCCAAGCAGTGATTGTCGGGTTATTGCTGGAATCGTAGACAGTAGTGAGCACAGACCAGATCGAGGCGGTAACGCGCGGGGCTCGCGAGGAAACCACGGCAGTTCCGGTTACCGCACCGTATGCCGTCGTGTTAACCGTGCTTGTCAGCGCGTTGGCACTCGATGCAAAAACCACTTGGAGCCCATTCAGCGGTGCCCAGCTTCCCGTGAGTCCGGAGATGAACACAACGAACTTTTGAACAACGCTCGTGTTGCCCGAGTCGTAATAGAAACCGTGAGCCGTGGCCGTGATGACGCCTGGGTTTGCATTCGAGATCGCCGAGGTCGTGATCGTGAATACGTCTTGCGTGGATCGCGCCTTGCAAACGCGGTCAGGATTGCCGCTAGTATAGTGTGTGATCGTAGTGAAGGCTTGCGGCACAGGTGCGGGACTGATGCTGACGGGCTGCCCCTCCTGCGCCCACGCGGCGATTGCGAAAAGTGGAATCATCAAATATTTCATGGGTTCTCCGGTGAGGTAAGGATAGGGTTGCCTTGGGCATCCATTGTTGGTTGCGCTGCGGGCGTCGGGCGAAGTACGCCAATGTTCGGGGTCATGGAATCGCGAAGTTGCTCCTGGAGTTGAAGTCGCTGCTTGATCGCGTCAATAGTCGCTGGGTCGGTAATCGCTGCGCGCGGTGGGCTGCCCTGCGGAGCGCCACGCAACTTATCTACTTCCTGAGCGATAGCGGCCCAGTGCTCTGGCCTCATGGACGGAATCACGCTAGAATCGTACCCGCCATTGTTCATTACCCGAACCGCGGCGATCACGATGTTGGCTCGATTCACCGAATGAGCGAGAGGGCCGGTCAGGTCATCAGCGGGCGGGATCGTCAGCGTGCTAGTGGGCCGCGGAGGCGGAGTTTTCGGTGTAGATGGAGTAGGTGGTGCAGGAGTTGGCGCGGGTGTTGGAGCATCGGGAGCCGTCAGCGTCGGCTGTTGGTTGTCCTGGTCGATGCGCTGCTTCCAGCTCTTTACGTTCGCCTGCTCCTCTAGCTTTAATTTTCCGAATGGTTTTTTGTACTGGCCCATCGCGAGATCGTTGAGGCTCACTCCCGCGTCGGCGGCGGATGGCGTGAAACTTGAAGCGGCGGGTGTCGTGATTGGCTGCTGGTTCTGGATGCCGCCCGGAGTGCGTCCCGATGGCAACGGGGAGGGAATGGGAGTCGCATCTGGCGCGGTCAAATCCGGTTCCGCCGGGATGTCCTTCCAGGCGGGATTGCGTGGGCCCGTGAATTGGTTTGGCGGAGGCGTTACGGCTTCGCCGGCAGCCTCAACGGCAGCGGCTTTGTTCGCAGTGAGGCCCTTCTTGATCCGCCCGAGACCGTAGAGCGTAGCGGCCAAGCCGCCCGATGCACCGATGGGTGCGTGCCCTTTGAGTGCCCCTGCCACGGCTCCCGTTGCGCCGCCCGCGACCAAGCCGCCGCCCATCAGGATGTCTGCCGCTCCAGGTTTCGCTGCAAAGTCCTTGACTGCTTGGGCAGCTTCCCCGCCGCCGCGCTTTGCTTCTGGAATTGCAGCCCCCGAGATCGTCCCAAGAGCAGATCCAGCAGCACCAGCATAGTTTCCGGCAGCGGCTTGCTGTCCGGATTTCTGCGCGCCTTGGCCAAAGAACGGAACCGCGCCAGCATATTCACCGAGCGCCCCTGAGTAATCGCCCTGCGCTATCTTTCCGCCAGCAGCGCCGATATGCTGATAGGCGTTCTTAGCGGCATCGGTAATCGTCTGGGCTGCGCCGGTCCATGGATCTACGGCCACCGGCGGCGGTTGGCCCGCTGGGGGTTTATTGCCGCCCTTGATCGCATTAACGACGGCAGGAAGAGGGGAGGCGTTATAAAAACTGGACCAGAAGCCTTCTGGTGATGGAATGGACTCGCTCTTAACGATTGAGAGCGGTGGTCCCTGCTGAGGGAGCGGTTGCGAATCTACAATGGAAAGCCCGTCGGCCATGTTATTGAGCAGGAGCCGCGATCACGTTGCCATCAGCCGTCTTCATCCACTTGCTGCCGTCGCTGAGTGTGTGAATGCCTGGAGTTGCTTTGGAAAGAACCTGCTGGACTGCTGGCGGAACTTGGCCGCTGGGTTGGCCTGCGCCCTGGTCGACTCCCGACACCGACCTACGCGCATTCACTACGATTTGCCGGTGTTGCTTTATGTCGTCCGTGCCAACGAGATCCTGCTGCGCCTGATCGACAATCTGCTTCTTAGCCTGTAGCTTTTGATTGACCGTTCCAATAAGCGCGTTCATCTGCGCGCGCTGCGCGGGCGTGATGCTGAGAGCTTGGGACGGATCGAGTTGCCACTTATTGACAGCAGCCTGAAGCGATTGCCAGTTAGAGCGACCGCCAACGATGCGGGAGATTTCCGCTTCGTTCATGCGCATCCCGGAGCCTTGGCCACCGGCCATTACCGTTAACAGTTCCGGCGCGACGAGCGCGTCAGCAGCGGGGCTGTTTTGTGCGAGCGTGTCCTGCAAACGCCCCATCCTGCTCACTAGTTGGTCTACCGGTGATCCAATTTTGTTGAGTTCCCCGACGTTGAACTGGTAACTCTTGTTCGAAGCATCCGCCGTTTTATTCGCGCCCATCATACCGCCCACGAGCAACTTGGTCTGATTCATCTGGTTGTTCGCTTCGGCACGAGCCTCTAAAACCTGCTGCTGCATTTGTTGCCGACCCGCCATGGTCGCTTGGCTCTGGGCTTCAATCTCCATCGTCCGCAATGTGGAATCGATCATCTGATAGGGAGCCTTGGCCGGCATCCCGTAGCGTTTCTGTAAAACGGTCGGAACCTCCAACCAAGTCTGCTGCGATTTCTCCACCGCCGTCGGGCGATACATCGGCTGGCCACCGACTACCAAATGAGTTCCGGGATAGGCTTTCGGGTTCTGCTTGTTCGGGTCTGGGTCGGGAACAAGGTCGGGATATTTCAGGGAAGGATTTTCAACTTGGTTCTGCGTCAGCGCGGTATTGGCTTGTAAGTTGGCCAACTGCGCGGCCTGCATCTTATCCTTGTCGCCGCCCTCCTGCATGTTGAGTTGCCGCTGGAGATCCTGAGCCTGCGCGTTGAACTGCGCCTGCTTCTGCGCTTGGCCTGGATAGAGGATGTTCTGGGTAGCCGCCGTGGTGTCGATTGGCCGACCGCGCCACGCCTTTTGATTGGCCCATCCCGCGAGACCGCCGAGAACCCCGGCGGCAACGCGCTGGCCCATGCTGGGCGGCGTAGGCACGGGCGTCCTGAGCCCAGCGGTCTGCTCGCGGACGGATGGAGGGGGTGCCGCTGGACGATTGCCTAGCGAAGCAGCTTGAGGTGCTGCGGCATTCGCAGCGCTACTCGGGGTTTGACTATCGGGAGCGATGAGGGGCGGTGCGCCGATATTAGTAGTGTCCTCAGTAGTTGGCCCTTGCGTTGGAGCCGCCGGCAGAGTAGCAACGCCAGGGAGAATACCGTAACGATTAATTCCGCCACTTGCGCCGAGATTGGCCGTTCCAGCCGGAATAGGTCCGCCAGCGCCTTCGGATTCGTCAACCGCATCTAATTGCGGATTCGCTCGCTGCTGCGCGGCCATGGCATCGAGGTCGGAACCGTAAAGTGCATCATCTTCGCCCGTAACGGTTCCACCTTCGTCGAACCGATACTTGGGATGGAGCCGCTTGATGAGGTTCTTGCCCGCTGGCGTGACTTTGTGCGGCGGTGCGGTGAGCGGGGTTACTGTGTCGGTACCCTGAGTACCAAGCGTTCGCACCTGTGGCTTAGTGATAACTTCTGGTGGCGCGCCGCTTGAGTGAGATAGCAACTCCGGGCCAGCTTCACCGAAGAGGGAATCCGCCGGTCCCTGGATCGTCGGCCCGCTGCTGGAACTTGTGTTGTTCGGGTCGTTTTGTCCGAAGATTGTACCGCCATAGGCGAACTCAGGCATGTCGGGAGACGCCATGGACGATCCGTCTCCAGGAAAACTGGGCGGTGCCGCGGCGGGCGCACCCCCGTAGAGGCTCGGTGGCATTCCGATGTTCATCATGGACGATGCCGGAAGGTTACCGCCTGTGCCGACTTGTGGTTGGAACATCTGGCCAACGTTTTTAATGATCGACCCGATATTCGACCCCATCTGCGTACCCTTGTTATACGGCTGATTTGGCTGATTGGGCTGGTTCATCCCTACTTGCCCATTCTGTTGCTGCTGAAGCGGAAGACCGCCCGTTTGCAATTGCCGAAGCCGCGCGAGCAGTTGCGTGTAGCCATTCGGCTGCTGCTGGTTCGGATCGTTAGGATCGGGCCCCTGCTCGAAGGCGCCGCCGCTGGAGTTGTAACCGGGAATATTGTAGCCGCCCATTAGGTTCCTTTACGCGAACGCCATCGCTGCATACGGTGCCGCTGCTGATGCGGCCCCCGCAATTCCGCCCATAACCTGTGAGGTCATCCCTGGCTGGCCATTCTTCTGAATCTGGTAGTTGCCCCACTGACCCGCAGCGTTGTTTGCCAACTGACCCTGCGTACCGTAGACACCGGCCTGCATGTTCTGGCTCGCCAACTGCTGATTAGTCGCTCCGCTGGTGGCCCCTGTGGACCAATTGAGGAACTGACCTTGGCCGGCCATGCGCGCATTCGCGGCGGCCGAGTACGCCGCCGACTGGCGATCCTGCACCGCGGTATTCTGGTTGAACGTGTTCTGCTGCTGGTACATCTGGTTCTGAAGCTGGTTCTGATACTGCTGGGTGGCTGCGCCCGTCTTCGCGGTATTCTGCGCCTCTGTTATGCCAGTGCCCATATTCGTCAAATACTGCTGAGCAGCCTCTTCCTGCGCTCCGACGCCCTGTTGTAAGTTGACGCCCGTGGTACCGAGATATTCGTTGGCTCCCGTCTGCGTGTTCGCTTGATTCTGGACCGCTGTCATCTGGTCTTGGGTCAGTCCCTGCTGCGCTCCAATCTGGAGGCCCGCGTACCCGGTCTGTTCTCCAAGCGTCTGGCCAAGGAGGTTCTCTTGCGCCGATGATTGCAACCCCGCCTGTGTCTGCCCGGCTCCCAACTGAGCTTGGGCGTAGTTCATCGCAAGGGTTCGCTGTTGGCCTGTTGCTGCAAGGTTGGCACTTGTCTCAGCGTTGGCCGCGGCTTCTTCACCTGTAGCCTGCGATTGCTGTTGGAGCGCCGCGAGCGCCATGGGATCGGCATTGCCAGAAGCGAGCGCGGATTTGTAGGTGTTCTCGTACTGGGATTGCGCCTGCTGCTGAACGTCTTGCGCCGCCTGGTTCTGTGTTGCCTGAACCTGCTGATTGCTCATCAGGTAGTTCTGTGGCGCGAGGTTCAATTGAAGGTTGGGGCTATTGACAGCCGAATTGATCGCGCTGGTCGCCCCGCCGACCGTGTTTTGCAGTTGTCCCTGAAGCGCTGGGTTAACCGTCAACGCCGATGGATTGATCGCACCTGAATAGCCAGCGGACTGGTTATTCATTGTGTTTTGCAACGCGATGTTGGTGTTGTTCAGGTCATTTTGCGAATAGCCGGCGGCAGTCGTGATATCGCCCTGCGTTTGCGCCGGATCGAACCAGTTCATGAAACTGTTCGGGTTGCCCTCCATCGCCGACTGCTGCGACCCGGTGGGGGCCATCGAGGCATACTGCCCTCCCGTGGTCTCGCCCTGCTGGTAGCCGCTGGTATCGAGAATGTTACCCAGTTCGCCGGATGTGTAGCCTGGAGTCTGGGCGAGCGCTCCCGCAGCCTGGTCCATCGGCACGCGGTAGTAATTTGCAAGCTGTTGAGCAGAGTTCGCCGTGTTCCCGAACTCTGATTGCAGTTCTCCGCCCTGAACCTGCTCGTTGAGAAGGTTGCTTTGGAAGGCAGAGTTCGGATTGGACCAATTGGAGTTCTGGACACCGTTGATGTTTCCATCGTTGAAGGACTGATACGGAGCTTGGTTGAGCCAATCCGAATAACTGAAATTGCTGTACGGTGCGGGAGCGGTTGACACGGGGAACTCCTTACTGGCTCATTGGCTGCTGACGGCGAAGCATGGCGAGCTGGTTTTGCTGCATACCGCCGCCCTGTTGCGGCGGTAGCCCTTGCATAGTTCCTCCAGCGCCGCCCCATGGATTTTGGGCGGATTGCGGTGGCGCACCTGCACCAGGGGGCGCTGGCTGGCCAGACATTGATGGACCACCCATCGGTTGCATTTGGCCGCCGCCCATCCCTGGAGGCATTTGAGGAGCCCCTGGACCATACGAGTTTCCAGCAGTCGCGTTGGCTCCTACTGAAGGCAAACCACCGTTAGCACCAGGAGCACTCCCGTAGCCAGTCCCATAATTAGGTCCTCCGCCGGGGGGAGCCATCTGTTGGCCCATCGGTCGCGGAGGCATCCCACCGCCGCCTCCAGGTGGCATCATCCCCTGCTGCGGCATTCCGCCCGGCATCCCAGGAGGCATCCCGCCGCCAGGGGGACCGCCCATTTGCGGCGGCATTTGGCGCGGCGGCATTCCACCGGGAGCGCCACCACCCCACTGGCCAGGGCCGCCCATCGGTGCCCCACCGCCGCCAGAACCCCATGCGCCGGGAGATCCCGCTGGACGTTGTGGCATCATTGGGAGCGCACCTCCGCCGGGGCCAGCAGCGGGCATTGCCTGTTGCTGTTGATTCCCTTGCTGCTGCTGGCGCATCATCATCATTTGTTGCGGTGACATCGGCATTGAAGACATGCGAGTTCTCCTTTACTTCTTGGGTTCTGTTTTCGCGGTAACTGCGGCTGTCTCTGGAGCAGGCACGCACCCTATTGCGTTCGGCTCAAAAGTCTGCTTGATCGTTTTGCAACTCGCGCCCAGTTCGTCATACTTGGCCATGAGCGCTTTCTGCGCTGCGTTGAACTTGGTCTGTGCCGCGTCGAGATCCGACTTGGCCACCATGAAATCGCGCTGAACGATAGCAGCATCTTTCGCTTGCTTGTCCGTGATCGGGTTGACCGGGGTTGGTGTTGGTTTCGGTGCGTCGGCAGCGAATGCGGCCAACGAAAATAGTGAGAGAATGAGTAGTAGTTTCATAGAGAATTTAATGGGTCCATGCAGAATTTATAAATTCACACCGTTGGCCACTGGAGCCTCCAGCGGTGCAGCCCGCGTTGGCATCGCTCATGTAGATAACAGAACCATTCGCTGCTATCGGGCGCTGAGACCAGACGATTGCTGCTGGCGAGTCCCATGTTGTGCCCGTCGAACCGCCGTATACGTTAGTGCTATATGTGGACATCTGGTTCTGGCCCACGGTGGTGGCCGTCACGTTGCTGCCGATGTTGACGCCGATCTGCGAAAAGTTACAGGGGTTCCCGCCGATGAACGCACCACTTATATAGCCGATCAGTTCAATGCAGACGGAAGAACTAGAACTTGGCCCCGGACCCTGAATAGTGTTTCCTGTAATCGCAACCTGGCAGATGCCGATTCCGCTGCCGCATGGACTGGTCGTGTTATTGCCGCTAATCGTAATGCCGCGCCACCCCGATTGGGCGACTTGCGGCTGCGCGATGGTATTGCCAGTGATAGTGATAAGATTAAAGACCCCAACCAGCGCTACGTTATCCACTGATACCGTCTCGAAGACATTCCCTTTCATCGTCAACTGCGTCGATGCCGTCTGATTCATGTAGACGTTGTACTGGAGTTGCGGCGAAGTAAGCGCCGAACTTCCGTAGCAATTGTTGTCGGTGATCGTGATGCCACCCGTCGAAGTGATGTACATGCAGGCGAGCGCCGGCGTCGAGTACGAGTTGTAGTTAAACATCACGTTGCCGCGAATCCAAGGCCCATCGTTGTCTCCGCCCGTGGTGTCGTTAGCCGTGATCGCGGTGTGGTAGAAGTTGTAAAAAACGTTGTTCGTAATCGAAGTCTGGGAGCAATTGATGCAAAGGATCGCGTCGTACAGCGGCTCAAAGTAAAGGCGGTTGATGCGCGTGAAAGAGTTGTCGTGTCCCGATCCGTTGCCGAGTCGGATTCCGTAGTTTCCGCTCGTTCCCGGCGTCATGCTGGCAGTCGTGATGCCGAAATTTTCAAAAGTGTCCTTTTGGCACGGTGCATCAATAGCGCCCACAGAGGCCGTTTGAATCTGAAGGATGGAGTTGAACATCCCCGCGCCAGTCAGTGTTCCTTGGCACACGTAGATCGGCGCGTACACGCCATACGTGGCATCGCGCAGTTTCACTCCAGAACCACTAGCGGCAACCAGCGCTTCCTGGATTCCGGCCGATGCAGGTCCGACCGTCCACGCACCGCTATGCGAGTTCGTTGGAGACAGAGTAATAGTTCCCGATGACGCGCCGGATATGCAGGTACCACCCGTAATCGGCTTGGCTTCGGCTGTGCCCGTTCCCCCGCTAAGATACACTTGGTGCAATGTATCCGAGCCATTCAAGCCAAGAGGACACGGAGAGAGGTTGATTGTTTGAGTACCACCACCACCTGTCAGAGAGCCGCCTGGGGCTTGCGCAGTGAAGTTGTAGTCTTCCGGGTAGAACACAAACGGACCCGCGAATTGGGTAGTAGTAAGATTGCCGGTGTTGGGCTGAATGCGTAGATATTGGAGCTGGGCCGAGGCAGACGGGAAAGAAACACCGGAAATAGCCACCGCAGTACAAGCCGTGGCTTGTCCTTTAGCATTGAGAGTAATATGGCTAACGTGAGTCGAATCGCCACAGGTGCCTACGTTCGAGTTGACAGTAGGAAGCACTGTTACGGTGCTGCCAGCGGTAGCAATGTCCCCACTCAAATCTCCGACCGTGATGTGAACGCCACCCGCTGTCCCACCGATCGCGAGTTGCCCGTTCGTGAGCGGCGCGTCGTTGATGACCGTTCCTGTACCGCCGCCTCCCGAACACGCCAGACTGGCCCACACGCCGCCGGAGTTGCCAAGACATGCTCCGTTCCCAACCAAGGAAATGGGAAGACGCCCAAGACTTCCGGCGTTGTCAAATAAGATGTCCTGACTTGTAGTGAGCGGCGTCTGCGTGAGTTGCAAAGATCCCGCCAAGTCGGTGAAGTTAGCTTGGACGGCTGACGTGACAAGACCTTGGGCGTTGTAGGTGATCTTTGTGTTCGTCCCAGGTGTCACGATGTTTGGCAGGTTGCCGCACGCGCCAACGGCCCACGAACTGCCACCCCATGTGATGCACTGGCCCGAAGTCGCTCCGCCTTGGGCTAGTTGCGAAAGCGCGATCATGAAGGACGGCGACGGCGGAAGTGCCACTCGGACAGTGCTCAGATTTACCGGAGAAGAGCAGCAGGGGACGATCCATATTTCGGTAATAGCTGAACTTCCCGCCGGTCGGTAAACTACTTGGTAAAACGTGCCGGCTGGTGTCGCGGTACTATTCGCCTCAAGCGCCACACTCAGCACTCCATTGTTTACGCTTGTTGAGATCGGCGGTCCCGATGGAATCTGCCGACCATCACCACCCGTGAACGGTACTGGCCATGAGATCGTGAGTTGCCCTGAATACTTCGTACCGTCAGGGAGGTAGAGCGTATCGGAGATGGTCACCGATTGGGCCAACACCGCGACGGAACCGAATAGAAGTACTATCAGAGATATGAAATATCTGCTCACCGTGACTCGCATTGAAGACAATCCTGAAGCTGGCAATGTGATCTACGAGAGCCGTTCGTCCCGCATAACGGCAGGCCAATTCATTAAAACCGAAGTTCTTCGCGTAGAGATGACGCCAGAACAGTGGGCGGGAACAGCAGCGGAAGCTTTTGAGAAAATAGCTAACACCCTGAAGTGCTCGTGAGAATGCCGCCCGAGAAATTCATCGTGCAAGTTCCCGTGGTGACAGTATGCGTTTCTCCAGTCAGTCCGCCGTAGTTGTAGGTCGCTCCGTTCGCCACGTCCACACCGAACTGATTGAACTGCACAAGATTGGTGCCGGAGGAGTTATTGAACAGAAGCGCACCTGCGGTCCCCGTCGAGTACTGAAGTTCGATTAGGTCCACACCGCCCGAAGTCTGAACGTGGACATTCGCCGTCTTTACATAGATGTCGCTTGTTGTGTTCAGCGTGGTATTGATGGCCGTGGACGCCAAGTTCGACAGCGCCGTGTTCGCGCCAGCCGCGCCGCTGCACCCCGTACATGTGCCATAGATGGTGAGGTTGGTGACGAAGGCATTTGCGAACGGCCCTGAAGCATAGCCGAGGTTGGTGGACGAGTTTATTGGGTAGATTGCGCCGCTCCCAAAGAGATTGCCGACCACGAGATCCCCGCCGCCGGTTGCCACGTTGGTTCCAGCCATGACGAACGAATTGCCATTCAGGGGATTGAAGAACGTAGCGCTGCCCTGCCGCGCGTTTCCACGCCCAAGCTGTACTCCAGCGGTGTACACGTTCACCGCCGCACTCGTGCTTGATCCTACGTTGTAGGAATTGTCGCCGCCAAATAGCAGAGACTCATTGAACGTCGCCGAGTTGATGGTCAGTCCCGACCTGGAGATTGTGAGAAAGTCCTGCGCCGCGCCGTAAATATCGTTGACGGCCCTGAAGTGCAGGTTGCCACCAGCGTCCGCAATGAAGTCCCACATTTTAGAATTGGTCGGCCCGACGCCATCTCTCAAAATGATCGCCGCAGCACCAGTGGTGCCTTCCACGACAAGATACGCTGGATTGCTCGGCGAGATAACCGCCGCATAAGGCCCAGCGGTGGGGATATAGCTCGATGGCCCGGTCGCGCCAACAATCATGCCGGGACCTCGGAAGGTGGTGTTGGGCTGAAAAACGCTATCGCCGGTGACGGTCTCAATGGTGACGCCAGCATTCGCGTAGCCAGTAGCGTAAAAAAGACCGCACATCTGGCCAGCATCGTGAAGAATGCCAGTACCAGGGTCTACCGTGCGCAGGTCGTAACAGGAACCGTTCACGCCCGATGATGGATTCTCGGCGATGAACGCCTGCTTGTTGCCGGACCCGGCCACTGTGACGCGATATTGCCCATGAAGGCAACCGCAGAGAACAAGGGAGGACAAAAGTAGAGTTTTAATCATGGAAATGCAATCCCTGTGACGGGTGGCCCACTTTGGATCAGGTTCCCCGCCTGATTTGGAACAAACCGGAATACTGTCGCTGTGCTCGGCGTCGGGTCGAGATCGAACTCGCCCGCGAAGTAATAGCTCGCGTCCCAGCTGGCGACCTGCCAGCCGCCGGTCGCATCCTGCACCAGAATCATAATCACTTCCTGCCCCGCTTTGGCTCCCGCCGAGGGGTTTATCGTGGCGTTGCCGGTCAGTGTGCATACCTGCGTCGTGCCTTGAGCGAAGTTGGGAGTAAATGAAGCCCCGGAACCGTTGTCGTAATAAAGCGACGAGGTGGCCACTGGCGCACTGACGCTCGCCTGTAAATCGGTGACCACGCCCGCAACGCTCTGGAAGTTCTGATCCAGCGTGTCGAGAGCCTGCGCGCTTTGTAGCCATATCTGTGAAGAGTTCTGCTGCGATGGCCCAACGCGAATCGAGTTCGTGAGCTGGCCGATCCCCGGAAGGCCAGTGAGGTCTACCGACGCGCTGCCCATTGGTAATACTTCAGCCGAATGCCTGCAAGGATCGCCCAGTCTCCCGCATTAGTTCCGGCCTGAAACAGCATCGACATCTGCTCGCTTCTCACATAAAACTGACGCCAGTATTCAACGCCCGGAGCCGGCGAAAGAATAATCGGCTTGGACCACTTGACCGATGCCGCGTTATCCAACGTATCGCTCGTTACACCGAGATTCGCAGCGCCCATCCCACGGGCTCGCACATAGGCCCCCGGATAGGCGTTCACCACGCCAAGAGAACCTTGCGGTTGGGGCGCGGTCTGATACTGCCAATTGATGGCCGCGCCGTTGTCCGTCCAAGGATTGGCATCGTCGGTGGTGTTCATCTGCCGTAGTAGGTAGTTCGCGATCGACGGCCCTAACAGAAACTCCAACCGTGTGGTGGTGTAATTCTGATACAGGCACATTGCACGCGGATTGTAGCCGCTCAGATTCCACAGCGAGTAGCTGACGCTCGCGTAATCCGGCGTGCCGCCCTGACTCTGCGAATAGTCCCACGTCATGATGTAATTCGGAACGGTGGAATCGTCGAGCGGAACGGCGAGCGCCAACACCTTCTTGTCGTGATTGTCAACGATACGGATGGTCTGTTGTGCCGCCCAGTTGATGCGCCGCCACTCCGGGTCGTTGTAATACGAGATTGGCTTGTCCTGATAGTAACCGGACATCACGTACAGTCCCGAGGTGTGGACCACGGCGGCCCAGTTGCCGGAAGCCGTGACAGTGACGCCCTCAACACAAGCGGACCCAATTCGACCATCAATCAAGGTCGGAGTGGGCCACGCTACCGGTTGCTGCCCGTTGTCCTGGAAGCTGTACGTCCAGTTGGGTCCAACGACGTAGAAGATCCCGCCGAGACTGAACGCCGAGCAACCCATCTGAAAGCCGGGAAGCCGCAACTCGTGAAACTGCTCCGTAAGTTGCTGCGCATTGTTTGGCTCGGACCCGTAGATTGCAAACGTGCTCTCGGTATCGTAGGTCAGGTACATTGACCGTGACCCGTATATGACCACCTTGAAGGGATTAAACGGCCCCGCACCGAGCGAGTTCTGCGTCAGAAAGAACTGATTGTTCGTGACATCGTTGGTGTTGGCGATCAGTTGCTGGTCTGAGATGTTGATGTTGGCATTTACTGTGAACGACGCGCCGCCAGGAACCGCATAGAGAGCACCCGGAATGGTGAAGTACTGAAAGGGGTTGGTGGTAGCGGTCATCACGAATTGAACCAAATTAGCTTCCGCCGGCCACGTCGCTGTTAACGAGACCTGAATCGTCTGGGCTCCAGGCGCTGTTATCGCCGAGGTCTGATCGGGCGTCGATGTTCCGCTCACTACAGGAGAGATTAGCCCAGTGAAGCCGTTGCGCGTGGTGATAACGTAGCCTACAAAATGAGAGCCCGCCGTCACGCTACCACTGCCTGTATTTGAGAGCGTGGGCTTTGTGGTCAGTGGTCCAAGGAAGCCGATGTCGGTATTGATAGCCGCGCCGTAGATGCCGACGATGCGAACCTGCGCGGCCCCTACCGGCGTGGATTGCGCCGAGACATTGATCGAGGCGACGAAAAGTTGATTACCGTTCGAACAAGCGTCGATTGAATCGCAAGTGACAGCGAAAAGAATAGTGAAAAACGGAGAGGCCATGTTCACGATGAACTCGACCTCTCCGTCAGTGGCGTTGTAAAGCAGCAGATAGTTGCCAACGGGTGAAACGTCGTCTGCTGCCTTGATCCAGTTGAAAAGCGATGTGATGATTTTATTGGTATTGACCAACGGGCCGAAGCCTGCGCGCGTTCCAGGTTCCAGACTGTAGTACTCGGTGTTGAGTGCGAGCAAGCCACGGTTCGGCGGAAGGTCGGTAACCTCCGGTCGAGCCCACGGACCGAGGAAACCGCTGATAACGGTTTCCTCCCACGGTTGAACTGGAACGATACAGGTACCCATTTAGGCAGCTTTGAGACGCATCGACATCTGGAATCCGGCCAAAGAGCCGAGCGTTCCCGAATAGTGCAGGCCGATGCGAGTACCCTTCGGTATAAAACGCAGATTAAGCGCTACGAGGGCAGCGAAGACTGGCACGTTGATGCTCCCGGAAGTGAGGAACCCTGCGTTGGAGTTGTCGGTCTGGAGGCCGACGCCACCGGTCCCAGGTGTCTGAGTTCCAATTTCCTTGGTCACCAGAACGTCGCCGGTACCAGCCGTGGGCCACTTCGCGGCAAAGTCCGAAACCTCATAATCGCGGTCAGCGATGAAGATTTCCTCGTCCGTTCCAACGGTCGAGTTGAAGGCGTTGTAGTTGATTGATACTTCGCCCATCTTCCCGTCAAAGGCCAGCGTCATGCAGAGGCCCGCGAGTTCCGTTGTAGAAGCCGAAATTTTGGCCGCGACAGAATCGCTCGACAGAGTGCTAAGCGTTGCCACGGTAGCGGAAAGCGCAAGCTGCGTATAGGTCAACGCAGTGCCCTTGAGGTTCACCGTTGCGGACAGCATGGATGTTCCGGCACCAGGCGCGGTTGCCGAAGCATCCTTGGTGACGTCGAGCGTTAGTGTAGCCGCTGTAGCTTCCTTAGCCTGCCAGAGAGCGGCGCCATAGAGTAGCGTACGCGGCCGCAGTGAAGTTATCAGCGACGTGGTAACGGCGGTTCCCGCGGTCCCGGCATAGAAAGAAACGAACTCATACTTCGAACCTGGTTCAACCGTGATAGTGATGGTCACGCCCACGAGAGTGGTGAGTGTCCCCGCAAACAAAACGCTAAGGCTGTCTCCCGGTTGGAGAACGATTAGGCCCGCTTGCGGAGTAGCGATATAAACGCTGTTGTTGCGAGTCTGCTTTTGGAAGGCGGCCGCGAGTGCCCCATTCTGAACCGTTTCGGCGGTCCCTTTAAGGTTGAATGGTGCCGTAATTACAGCTTTGCCTGTGCCAGCCGCCTGCTGAAGCGTCCCGCTCGGCGGAATGGTCTCATGGGTGACTGTTGCGGTTGCGGTTGTCCCTGTTCCGGCGGTCGTGTGGACCTCAGCCGCCACGTTGATCACCAACTGCCGCGGCGTCGGGTTAACGAAAAAGGTTTGAGATACCAGACTCGCGTTCGGATAGACGTGGAAGATGAGTTGCTGGCGAGTCGGATTGACAATCGCATCTCCGAGTCGAAGCTGATCGTCTGAGTCCTGTTCGAGCAGAAGGCGCTCGATGAGCCCTGTCGGATCTTGCTCGGAGTATGAAAAGCCGACACCGGCTGCGGAGTCGATTAAATCCACTTCCTTGCCGCTCCACTCGCGCTTAAGAAAGGGAGCATCTTGCGCTGCTTTAATATTCTGTGGAATTGACATGTAGGTTTACTGTTCCTTTCAGAAGAACGTCGCGCGAAGGCGACATGGTTGACTAGGTTATGATTGACACAAATCCACGACGCATCCGGTAGAGACCGGAGCGGCGCGTTAGTGCATTTTTCTGCTTTAATACCGGCAGAAGGAGTTCGCGCAGGGAGCCGCCCGTCATATCGGCTTGCCCTGAAGGTCCGTAGGCCCACGCGGCCAATTGCGGTCCCATGGGAAGTTGACGCTTGGGCCCGAAGTGCGCCCCGGTAGCCTGCGCCAGGAACTTGAGCTCGCGGCCATTGAAGAGTCCGATGATTCCGGAGGCCGGCGGGGTCGCATCCGCGAGATATTCAATCCATAACTGGCGCGGCTGATTTGAGCCGTTCGGGAAGTAAATGAACCGATCCGCCCAGCGCCACGCCCCAAGATTCTGAAGTGCAGGAGGAGCCGCTGGCGGCTGCACATCGAGTTGATTCATTTTTACGAAGCCATCTGAGGACCAGTTCACCGTCCCCGTGTTTGCGATCACCCCCCCTAGGCCCGTAGTGATTGAGCCGTTGAGTGTGAATGTGTTCGGGCCAGTTGGCGTGATGAACCAGTCACGGTTCACCCAGCCAGGAAGCGGTTGGGGACCGGCAGCGCCGCTGATCTCTACCCTGCCGTTCACCGGACTTGGGGCCCCGGAGGTTACAACCGAGAGCGGCGTACCGTCCGTGATCGAGACGATGTTAACCGCTTGCACATTGCCGCGCTCGTAAATCTGAGAAGGCTCCGCGAAGTCGGTAACGCCCAACTGAACCGGAAATAGAACGGCGGTGTTCGCGGGAAGCGTGAAGTATACTTCCCGCGTGATCTCTGGCACCGCGATCTTTAGAGCCGCATCCGTCAACTCAGAATACGCGGTCTGGAAATCGTCAACGATCTCCTGTGTGATCTCCCCATCGGCATCCCCTAGCATGGACTCTGCGGAGGTCAATACATCTGCTACGGTACAATCGGCCATTTATTTTGCGGGTGCTACAAGTCCAGCTTCGGTTCGCGCGAGAAGCGCCGGGTTAATGACGCGAGCGCAACTCTGACAGATTGATGCCTCCACGTCCACAGGCGCCTTGCAGAACGGGCACTGCGCAAGCTTCCCGAAGGTTGAGAACTCAATCCAGGGATGCTCCGCGAGATTCGCTCCAATGAAGTTCGCGCAGTCGCGATCGAGCGATGAAATCTCGTGAGGCAACTTTTTGGCATGATTCGCGTCGGCATTCGTTACGCGCAACTGGCACCAGCGGTGCTCGCGCCGCTTGTAAGCAACCGCCTCGGCGTGAAACTCAGGAAATGTCTTCGCGAACTCCTTGGGTTCCTTCCATAGTTGCCATTGCTTGCCCTTGGGAATGCGGTCCTCCGGTACCTTCGAGATCCAGAACGCCGGAAGCGAAACATCGTCGGGGCCGCTATTCTTGGACGCCATCGAGCCAACGTGAACGATATCGTCAGCGATCTCCTTGGCCATGGTGGGCCTGTCGGTGTATTCGCGCTGACCCATAATATTGGTCCTCACGAAAACCTTGTCGTAGGCGTCCGTCACCATCAGCACAATCGGGTGATCGTCAATCGACTCGACTCCAGACATGTAGTAGACATGCCGGTAGCCTTCCTTGAGCGTGGTGCGGAACGGGCGCTCTTCTTTGAGCGGCTTGAAGTGTAAACTGCAAACAGGGACGCGCTGGCCGTAGGCAACGAGAGTTTGGGCAACTATGCCCTGATCCTCTTCGTTATCCGCCGGGGCGGGTGGTCGCATATGCGGTGTCATGTGTCTCCTTAGTTCTTGGGTACGGGCTGGGTGGGCGGCGGCACTTCCGTAATGGCAATGCTGGAGTTCGCCCACATAACGGTTTGCTGAAGATTAGTAAGCGCCACGCTTTTCTCGCGTGATTCGGGACAAGCGTTTTGGATCACGAGTGCCAGAGTTTTAGCCGCGGTCCGAATCTGCACGTAGCGCTGTGCTTGATCGCCGAATGGCGCGTGGTAGCTGAATGTGTTTTCTATTTGCTGATCGGTCATGAATACCTTTCCTTTTTCTCTGGTGTTTCTGAAAATGCGATGTACGAACCACCCCTAGCGCCTGGAACGTGGTTCACAAAACAGTCTCTGGTCATGGCGCTAATCTCACGGTCCCTGCTCGCCTCTTTCTTTTCGTTGCGCGCCATTATCATGCGGAAGGTGTCCCGAAGCGATAGCGACCGCTGGATATGCAGATTGTCTGCGGCCCAGCGCGTCCACTTCTCGTCCGGCTCGTAGCCGGGGCGCAGCGGCTGAATCGCGAGCCACCAGCCGCCGGAGGGATAGCCCATGTCCTTACCGAAGCGCCGCTCCCAGTCGGACGGACTCAGGATGATCGGCTCGCCCATTTCCCCGAACGCGCCGGTCACGTCAGGCGGCGAATAGCCAGGCTCCAGCCACTTCGCGATTACCCAGCCGTGCGGATCATCGCCCGGCAACTGCGGCTCCATGCGGTAGACAAGCTGCGCGTAAGAGAGCCCGCCAGGACTTTCGCGGATCTCGGTGTCGTAAGGCGCTGGGTAGGTCAACTCGCCCACACGCTTGTATTGGAAGGCCGGCTCCCCTGACTGCGGGAAGCCGGTCGGTATCAGTCCCAACTTGTCGCCGAAAATGCGGTTCAAGCGGGTCAGTTCGATGGTGGTCATGTGGGTTAGTTGATAAAGGAATTTGGAGGTTCAGTACCGTCGTACATTTTTTCCGCAATCTCGGCCAATCGCCTTTTGGTCACCCCCATCGTTTTGGCCACGCTTACCGCAAGGGCAAGCAGGACGCAGAGGGCCGCATCCATGCTGAATCTACGAAGAATGGGAAACAGCAGCGGCATTAATTCGTCCGCCTGCCGACAGCTATCTGGGTCCATCATTGGGATTGAATACGAACGGGAACCCGTGCCATCTTGAGGCCGGAACGCACGGCAGGAATATGGAGTTCAAGCGCGGCATCCCGCGTCCGGAAGGGCTGCTCGATGGACAGCGGAATCCAAATTCAAAAGTCACGGCAAAGGACGTTGAAGACATTCTTGGGAGGAGAGCAAATGGGGAGACCATTGCGATAATCGCCATGGATTATCCCATCGGAAAAAGCATGATCTCCCACATTTGCACTGGTCGAAACTGTAAGAAACCTGGAGTATAACTCCTTTGTTTTGTTCTCAGTACGAATAATCGGTTGCCGGCGCCACTAAGTTGACGATTAAACCGGACTTCTCCGGATTAATGTTAAAGTAATTTAGGGTTGATATTAGATAGAACAAAACCGCCGCGGCCGGTCCATTGTTCGCAGCGTAGAGCGGAAAAAACATCTCCCCACTCCCCGGATTCTTGTAGAAATCGGCGCCTGGTTTGTCATCGAGATACACGCGGCCCCAGTCGGAGGGATCGCAGTAGTCGATGCGGGTGGCGGATTGGAGCAGATCCTCGTAGTGAGTGAGGCCACCGTAGATCACGCCGCCTTCGACGGTAACGGCCGGCAGGGGATCGATCTGGTCTTGAGTGACGGCACTGCGGTAGAAGGTCTGCATGGCCTGGACGGTCTGGCTCATGATGGCCAGCTGGTGGAGGCTGGCGAGACCGATTACCGGGAGTTTTCCGCTGGTTCCGGTTTTGACGCGAATCAGGTTGCGGAGCGCAAAGACCATTTGGGGGGTGAGCGTGCCGCCTGAGGAGATCACCGAAGAGTTCACGACCGGGTAGGTCGCGCGGTTGACGCCCAGGTAGGTGCCGCTGGTCGCGGTGGTGTTGACGTAGCGTAGGCCCTGCGCCCAGGTGGGGGTGCCGGAGGGGGTCGCACCACCAAAGTAGAGTACGTCGCCGGCCGCGGGGACGTTGCCAGCAGTAAGGGTGGTGGGGCAGGAGATTTGGACCTGCCGGGCCGAATAGTTCACGGTGCCGGGAAGGACGTAGGGCAGGCTGTCCGGAGATACGGGGCTCGTTTTGTAGGTCGCGCCGTTGATGATCTCAAAGCGCTGGTTCGGGATGATGAGGCGGGCACCAACGTCAGGGTCGAGTGTGTAGGTGCCTCCCGTGCCATCTCCTGTGTAGGCAGTGGCTACCGCAAACTGGCCGTCGCCACCGCCGAGATTGTGCCATGAGGCGTTCTCATAGCGGGCCATGTTGGGAGTTCCTTCTTCCATGGTGCGCTGCCAGGCGTTCAATACGGATTGCTCGCTGGTCGCGGTTCCCTTGATAGCCTGCCATGTCAATTGGAAGGCCATGCGGGTGCTGAAAAAGGTCTGATAGAACTCACTGATTGAGAACCCAACGCCCAAGCCCAAGGGTCCGCCTTCGGGGTTGAACGCTCCGAAGTTTCCGGGGGGTGCCAGTTCGAACGGTGCTCGGAAGTCGAGGCCGTTAATGGTTTTGGTGATACGGTGTGTTTCGGTGTTTTTGCAAACCCTTTGCACCGCGAAGTCTTTATCGATCTGGTAGATCCGAGGCAATACCCCTTTGCGAATGTTTTCAATGTTCGCATCGAGGAGGTCGGTCAATGATTGTCCCATGATGAGATTCTCCTGTTGGAATGGCGAACACCAGAAACTCGTTAGGACGTGGACAATCGGGCGCGCGATCTCAAGCATTGCGCGAGAGATCCGGCAAACTCGCCATTGCGGCGAGTGCCACGATTAGTGCGTCGGTCGTTACGGGTGATCTTGCCTGTTTGAGTCGAGTTACAAGCGGACGCCAGCAGCGGTCTGCCGGATGGTTTCCCGAATCGCGTTCTTCAGGTCCGGTTGCTTCATGACGCTTTCCATAGCTCCATTCGGAGCCTGGGTTGTTGCCCCATTCGGGGATGGCGTATTAACAATCGGCCTAAGGGCGCGGTCCTTGTCCGCTTGGTTGTTCTGTAGTGCGATGGAATTGTATTTCTCGATCACGGCCTTGGCATTCGCCGCGACAACGCGCTTCGAGATATTCCGTCGGTAATCGTTCAAAGCCTGTATGTTCTGGGGCGTGGGCTGCATCAACGCCTGCTGTTCGAGCGTCTGGTGTTGATAAGCCCATTCCGGATGCGCGATCTCGGTATCCTGGACCGCCTGCAACAATTCGCCGTGCATTTGCGAACGGAACTTTTGGCCGATTGGGTTATCCTTGAACCTGTCAAGGAGTTGGTTTATCGGTTCCTGACGCGCTGCTTCTTGCGCTTCGCCTACGCTAGCAACGAGTTGACCGTATTGCGTTCGCTGCCATTCCTGCTGTTGGGTTACGAGGGTTTGCCGTTCACGCGCAATCTGCTGACGCTGCTGCTCGATAGGGTCCGTAGGCTGCGCCTGAAGCCACTGGTCTCGCGGGGTGAACTTTCCGAACACTTCCTGCTCAAAACGAAGCGCCAAGGCGATCTTCTGCTCACGTTCGGGGCCATCAGGAAGCGCGCGAGCGCGGGCGCGCAACCCTTCCACGGTCTGCTGGTTGTGGACGCGGTAGACGCCCTGCATGGCCTGCGGGTTGATGCGCTGGAGCCGATCCAAGGCATTAAGTACTAGCGCACCAAAGGCCTGCCGCTCGACCGGGGTAGGCTGCTGCTTAACGCCGTTAACCTCAATCTCGCCGGTAAATAGATCGAGAACGTCATTCACATCCGACGGGTTAGAGGCGCCCAACTGATACTTCGTCATTAGGGCATCGGCTGCCCCTGCGCGCTTCACTGCGTCGATAACGGTGGACGGGGTGACTTGCGGCATCACCTCCTGGAGCGCATTTACGAACTTAGCTGCGTTCTGGAACTTCGCCCATTTAGTGGGCGTTGTGAACATGCGCTTGCCATCGGCGTCCACGCTGTCCGGTTCTAGTGACTCGCCTGTGAAGTCGAGTGGTTCCTCAACCGCCGGTGCGTTTGGGTCGGCAACCGCTGGCGCCGCGGTAGCAGGAGGGGCAACCCCATCATCAGGCAGAACCATCGGCTCAAGCGCTGGCGCGGCTTGCTGGCCATCGGGTGCTGGTGTCGCCGGAGTACCGCCATCAACTGGCGCAGCCTCCGTGTTCAGCGGGACAATGGACTCTCGGACGAGATCAGCGAGGCTTTGTCCTGGAGTTGCGGCGGGCGTAGACGCTGGCGCTGCTGGCGCTGGAGCCACAGGGGCTGGCGCGCTGGTGATCGGAATTGCTTCAGTTGCCATGTTTTTCCTTTATTGAATTGGCCCCATCGGATTGGGCATTGCAGGCGTTCCGGGTTGCATAATTCCACTCGGCATGGACAAATTTGGAGGACCGGGGGGAGGAAGTCCCGGTCCTCCAGGAGAAGTACTGCCGGGAGGAGCACTCGAAGCTTGTTCGTTCATCTTGTCCTGTGCGCGCGCCTGGATCGCTCCCGGATGCGGCGGCGGTACGGTTACCCCGAAATCGTTCAGCACCGCGCCTTCCTGTTCCGGCGTGAGATCCGGAATCTTCGCCGTAAAGGTCATCTTAGGCTGCGGAGGCGGTGGCGGCGGCGGGGCGGCGGCTTGCTGCGCCTGCGAGAAGAACGCGCCCAGGTTCTGGAAGCCAGGACTGTCCTGACTGCGCTGCGCGGTCGGCTTCAACATCGCCTTGAGCATCGACATGCGGCACAATTGCATCGTCATGTTCGGATCGAACAGCATTTGGTTGAACGGGATCGATGGCTCCGGTGGCGGAGGCGGCGGCGGTGGTGTTGGCATCCCGGTAATTGGATCTGGCGGTCCAGGTTGAGGCGGAGGAGGCGGCATCGGAGCTGCTTGCCACAATTGATCGATGATTTCGTTGAGGGCGTCCATCGCCTCCTCGTCGGGGTCCTCGAAGTCCGGAAGATCCATGTACTGGCGCAATTTCCCGGCGTTTGCAGCAGTGGTGATCTTCAAAGTGTCGGCCAACTGCGGCGTTTCCTGTAAAAGTGCCCGCAGTGACTCGACGCGCTCGGCAAAAGAACGCGGAATTGCGGTATCGCTCTTGACCATCCAGCCGCTCGATCGGATCAGGTCCAAATCGATGCTCTGGCCCTGAAATTCCGGGTTAGTGAGCGCTATTTCGCAGTACATCTTGACCAGATTGGTCCAGGAAGCCTCCCAGAAGCTCGAAATCAGCTCCGCGACGGTCCCGAGTTGCATCAAGCCCTGGTTTAACATCATCCGGGCCTGCCCTAGGGTCAAGTTTCCAGGCATCTGGCCGTAAACTTGCGGCAGGAGCCCCAAAATGTTCTGAATCAGTCCATCAATGATGCCAAAGACCTCGGTGATCTGCTGCGGATAGTCGGAAGTCGGTAGCGGGACAACGGCGTTCTGCAAATTATCGCCGTATTTGGGGACCGCGCTGACAAAACGGTTCGGCGAGTAGCGATTTCGGTTCAAATCGTCACCAGAAACGTATTCCTCGTTAACAATGAACCGCATGATGCCGGTTTCGAGTGTTTCGGCGATGATGTTTAGCATGTTGGAGTAAAAATCTTCGAGCCCCAACATGCCCCAGCAGCCACCATCGGTGAAAAGATAGTCCGACATGGCCGGCGTACAGACGGTGAGCTTCTTGCGATAGTCCTGATTGTGAATCGCGACGGTCTTCCCCTCAATCTGAACGCAAAAGATGCCCTCGGAGAAGTACTGCTTGACCAGCATCCGCGTGGCGTCATCGTCTATCAACTCGATTTGCGAAGCATCGATGTCGTAGAGTGCTTCAGTCCAAACATTCAGGTTGCGCGAACGGATTGTGCCGGTCTGCGATTGCGCGGAAGCCTGAACCACAGCGGCGGTCGCATCATCAGGCGAACCGGAACCGTACTGGGTGTTCGTACCCATCCCTACGATCTTGCGCGCTTGCGGATAGTCCTTGAGGATTGCGCCTCGGTCTTTCCCCGACTTGGCAACCACCCACGGCGAGTAGCGGAGCGCGCCGGTTTGGAACTTCACGCTAAAGGGCCATGTGTGAGTGTAGCCGCTAAAAAGTTCCAAATCTACGCTGCGCTGCGGAATGCTCAGCACAGGTTGTGTGGGGTCAGGCGCGGCTGTGTTCGCGAGTGGCCCTCCACATCCGGGACACGTCTGCGGCGTTTGCGTATCAGGCGAAGTATTGGGTGCTGTATCACCGCAACCGAGGCAAGTTGTGTGCGGGATCAGGTTCGGGATATCGTGCGTGCCGAAGCGCTTCGCGTCCACAACGGGCTTCGCCTGCCCGATGGCCGTTCCGTTTTTGTAGAGGATGTAGCAGAGTTGCTTGTTGAGAGTCTTGAGATCCAGTTGGCCGCTCAGCATTTGGATCAGCAGATTCACTTGTCTCGCGCCACGGCGATCTTGCTCTTTGTTTTCGTCAATTGGTTCGGCGGTTGAGTTGTAAAAGGGCCGCTGCCCAAGAACCGCGATGAACTTATCGCCGTAGGATTTGGTGAGCCGCGGGTTGTAATCGAAAGCGCGCGCTTGGGTCTGAGGGTCACCCATTTTTCCGGCCGTTGGCCCGAATTGCGTCCAGCCGATTGCACCGGTTTGTCCATCCATCGTTGGCGCGATATTCTGAATACCGCGATAGAAGTTGTCGGCGCGTTCCAGGCGCAAAAGCTGAAGCACACGCTCGCCCTGATAGTTGGCGTCCACCGAGTCCTTGAGCATCGTTTCCACGGCGGTGATGATCTTGTCGAGCGGAGCGGCGCCTGTGGCGTCAACCTGCTTGAGCGCCGGATCGCAATCGATCAGTTGGAGGAGAGCGCTATCCATTCACTTTTCTGTCGAACTTGTCGAAGGTGTTCAGTGTGCTCATGGTCTGAGCCTGCTGCCACTCCCGCACGTCGGTCACGGGATTCGGCGTTTTCCTTGGTTCCTGCGTCAATGCCGCTTGGGATATCTGCTCGTTGGTCAGCACCGAGCGCGGCCCGTGCTTGATAGCCATCATGCGGTCGGCGATGACGCGCTCGCGTTCCAGTGCGTCCTTCTGAGTGGTCGCAAGTTGCTCCGCGAGCGAATCAGCGCGGCCCCGTTCGAACCGCGCTTCATCTTCCGCCTTCGTTACGCGATCGAGCGCATCGCGGTAGTCGGCGAACAGGAGCAGGAAGGTTTGGGTCCAGGTCACGCGACTACGGAGTGCCCCTCTGCCTGCGCGGCGGCTTCTCCGGAAGCTTCGTTGACGATTTTAGTTTCGCCGTCCTTCTTGGTCATCCGCTTCGGATAGACACTTGGGTCGTTCACGCCCTGGAGATTCGGAGCGTTAGCGGCCTGGTAATTCGGGTCTTTCCGTCCCTGGTAATTCTGAGTACCCTGGTAATTCGGACCCTGACCCTGGGCGTATCCGGTCTGCTGCCCGACTTCCTGGCCAAGGTTAGGCCTTTGTGCGGACGAAGTGTCCCACATAGGCTTGGTGAGATCTACGCGCGCATCCTTCAGGAATTGGCTGCGGGCGTGTTCCTCTACCGTGCCCTCATCGAGCCACGGTTCCCAGATTGCCGGGTCACCTGTCTTCTCGGTAAGCGTGCTGCCCTGATCGCCAGTTCGGAGACGGTCATGCACCACGAAAGAGACTGCGCTCGCGGTGATGGCCGGTTCTTTGGCAGCGACAGTGCGCGGCGAAACGTATGCCCGATCTTGATGCGGCCCGACGTTATCGCCGAACGGAGCATTGAACCACGCCAGCAACTCGGCGGCATCGTTGAACCCGCGCGCAATTACGAATGTGTTATTGAGTATCGGCGTGACGGCGGACCCGGCGAAGTGGTCAACGGAGCCTTGGCCGAGTTGCTCGCCGTACTGCTGTCCCTGGAGTGGCTGGTTCTGGAACTGCGGGTTTCGGGGAACGTTTGAACTCGCTTCATTCGGCGTGGCCCCGGCATCAGTCGCGGCATAGGGAGGAGGCGCGACAATCGGGACGGCGTTCACGTCCGGGGAAGGGAAACCTTGCTGCCCACGGGCGTTCGGGTCCGAAGGGACGTTGTTGGTAAAAGGTGCTTGCGAGTTGGACGCCTGGCGTGTGGTCGTGGCGTCACCCTTGAAGCGCTTGGCGATTCCGGCGCCAAAGCGGCTGATGAACGTAACGCGCGCCGAATAGCGGAAGCCGTCCTTGATGCTATCGCGGGACTTCTGCTCGTAGGCGGCCTTGTGTTGATCCCAGTCCTTTGTCTCTTTGAACGGGCTCGGCCCCGGAACGAGAGGCGGGCTGTTCATGGCGCGCGGGAACTGCTGGGCGAGTTGGTTTGCGTCAGTCATGCCGACTTGCTTTTGAGCCACCAGATTAGGGTTGGCGCGCGGAAACTGCTGTTGCTGTTGTGCGAGTTGTTCTGCGTCGGTCATGTTGGCTGGCGTCGCGGCACCCCGGAGAGGGTTGCCCGGAAACTGCTGCTGTTGCTGTTGTGCGAGTTGTTCTGCGTCGGTCATGTTATTGCTCCTTTTTATGGGTTAGAACTGCTGTTTCGTATACGGCCCCGCTTGTGAGGGCGGCGCGGAAGTCGGTTGAGATTGCGGTGCCGCTCCAGCGCCCGCTGAATCATGTGGCTTGCCTGCTTTGTACTCTCCGCAATAATCATCAGGCGCGTGAGGAATCCAATCAGGATAGCGCTTGCAATTCTGCTCGGAGGTGTCGTAGAAGACGCAATCGGCGCACGATCCCTGACTGCCCGGTTGCTGCACATCGTCTGCATCCGGCTCGTCGGGAGAGGAGAGCGGAGGGGGACCGTTCTTGTCGTCGGCGAGTAGCAAAAGCCCCTTTTTGGGTGGCCCACTAGATGGTGTCATCGATCTTCTTCCTCCTGAAATACAGGGCGTGCTCCGACAATCTTTCCTTCAAACGGCAGAGTCGTATCTTCGCCCGGTTGTAGCGTTATTGTCTCGCGCCAACCGTTGGTATACTCGATGTCTACTTCCATTGCCAAGTAACCAGCTTGGATCATTGAATTATTTCGTTGCCCCTTCCGAAGTTAGCAGAACGCATCGCGCGAATTGCAGCAAGTCTGTTAGCCCCAACGAACAGGTCCTGTTTCTTCGCGAGTGGATGCTGCTCGCGCCACCGCGCCTGCTCTGTCGCCATCAGAACGCTGTGATGCGAAATGCCGCCACCGTAGCGCGACTGCATCTGAGCGACCTGCAATCCCACACGAACATCGAGCGGAGCCTCGGTCGCGCCCTGCCTCTCTTCCGAAAAGCATCCGTAGCGCAGCATATCGCAGGAGTCGTCGCCGGGACGAGTTTCAGTTGCGTCAAGTTTTTCTGTGTCATTTGTCCCAGGCCGGTGCATCATCATCGGAAGCATTTTAATCAGATTTCGCGCCTGCTTGGAAATCTGCAATTTCGGTAGCACTTCGCGCGCCGCAAGAAACTCCGGGAGCGCCTCATATTGCAATCGGGCAACGATACCCTTCTCGATTTCCAACTGTTCGGCGAATTCCTTATCCGGGACCGCCTGCTCCTGGAGCGGTCTGAACCTAAACATGGTCTGAATGTGCATCCAGCCCGCCACGCGATCGGTCGATGCGCGCACCAAGGTAAGCATGGTATTCGATTGCTCGCGCCGCCGGCGCTTCAGCGATTCAAGCGCGTCCTTCGAATCCATCTCGCGTTCTTCGTCGGTAAGATCGGCGACAAACGCCGCGTGCGGACCAAGTTCGCTAGAGATCCCAGCCGCAATCTGCGAAGCCACCGTATTCTCACTCTCGCGCTTTGCGTAAGCGTCAGGCGATAGGTAGATCACCATCTGGTGCGATTCGACTCCCGCAAGCGCAGCCTTGGATTCACGTGCGATCAGGATGCCGAGTTCGAAGGGCTCAACGCGATTGAGGCAAATTTCTTTTTCCAGATACGTCTGGCCCCATGGAGATTTGCAGAACCACCCCAACGCACTCGGATGGATATAGCCCCAGTCAATAGCCATCCAGCGGTGGAACCACGATTCGAGTTTTACTTTGGACGGGTCGTAGACGTGATTGGCATTGTACTTCTCTTCACCTACCAGCGGTCCATTTGGACGAAAGTCGCGGAAGTAAGCGCCGGAGAGCGCGTGCCAGTTGCCGTCGCGCCACGCGGCGCGCAGCGATTCGGGCTCGATCGAGTTCAGCCACTTGACGTATGGTCCTTCATTCGGCTTGTAGACGGTGACGTTTCCGCCGGTTCCCGTCGCGGCATCGTAGGGCGCGTCGTATTCAACGTAGTGACACAAGTACGGGTTATCGCTCCACTTCGACATGATGAACGTGTGGTACTTGCCATGTTCATCGATAACGTAATCTCCGCGCTTTAGTTTCTCACCGCGCTCGTAATCCTCGATGTAAAAATAGTCCATCAACCACGCTTGGCCGGGAGCGCCCGCTAGTTCGTCGCCGCCGCCAGGATTGAACGTTAACAGCGCCTGCGGTTTTAACGCTGACCACTTCGAGCGGCAAGAGCCGATAATGCGGTCGTGGATTTCCTTTGACTCCATCATCTCAGCCTGGTCAATTGCAATCCGCTGATACTCGGGACCGACGTACTTTTTCCAGCCGTTGTCTCCGAAGTGCCCGAAGATAATCTTGGCCCCCGTGCGCCATTCCGCCATCGAAGGATTGCCGCGCTTGATGATTGCGCCGGTCGGTCCCCACATCTCCTCCGCACGATCGATCAAATCCTCAAGATCGTTAGCTTGATTGCGAAGCATCAAGCCGCGAAAATTGCGGTGGTTGATGTACATCACGTCGGCGCCTTCAGGTTGTTTGCCTTCAGCGAGAAGCTTATTCAATTTTCTCGGGTTGCCTCGGAACGCCATCCAAGCAAGCATTAGGTGCGTCTTCGCTGAACCGCGCGTGCCGCCGAGCCCAATCTCGTCGGCATCACTGTTCCACGCCTGGGTCTGGGGACCAGAAGGGCAATCGCAAGGCCACGGGCCCGTAAAGTGGTGCTCGGCACACCAAACCGCGCGGAACGGCCCTGTGTACTTGTTCGGGTTGACCGCGCGGATCTGCTTGCCGGTCAGGAGAACGACGCGCGGCTGTGCTTGCTGCTTGGCCATTAGACGGGCTTGATCTTTGGCGGTGTCGCCAACTTCGGTCGCAGGTTCATGCGGTTCTTGAACGAAAGCCGCTTGATGATCGACGGGTTGCCAAGCGGGTCGGTCGAGAGCGGATTGGCTGGACCGCCCTCGGCACGCGATGCCTTATCAAGCCCAATCCCGATACTTTGACCGAGGGGTCGAAATTTCTCAAGGTGGCCGATGTCGGCGCCGATGTTGAATGGCTTGGCGATGAACTTTGATGGATTCGGAGCCTTGAAGTTGAATGCCATTATTTCTTTCTGAGTCTGCCGAGAATCGAGGGCTTTTTCGTGTGGTCCGGCAGCGAGGCCATCTTTCGCCCGTGCATACCGCGCACTACTTCCTTGGCGAAAGACTTGTCGCCATTGGCCTGATTTTCCAGAACCGAATGGGCCCAGCGAACCTGACTGCGGGAGTCAGGCATTGTTATGAATGCTCACCTTACAGCCCCACTCGGCGCAGTAGGAACAACGAATGCAGATGTGGATCGTATTTTCGTTATAGGCGTGAAGCTTGTGGAATCCAAGTCTGCACATCAGGCGTTTCATTTCGGGACCTCCAGCGGCACCGTATTCAACGGCTTTGCCACGGGCATCAGTTCGTTGCCGGTCGCAATGTGGCGTAACCCGATGATATGGCTGCCCTTCGGAAGCAATATCTCGCCCTCTTCGTTGCGATGCGCGGTTTGCGTTCGCGTCGAGGGATGGTTGATCGTAACCTCGTGGCCTTCAGGCACGGTGAGCTTGGCGGGCCAGTTCGCGTGATGCTGCGAGAAAAAGTAGCGCTTGGCCATTTTATCGTCTCGCTTTCCTCAGTATCGCGGCGATCCAGCGGCGTGCATCCTTTAGACGTGGGAACGCCGCCGTCAATGGATCAGGCGTTGCGTAATTCAGCACAAGGCAATTCCAGCGCGGATAATTTCCGCTGAATATATAGGCTCGCACATAGTTATACGTATCCCCGTCGCCATAAATCAGCTTCTCGATAACCACTTCGGCGTTCGATGGAATTTCGTTCATTAAACGAGTCTCGATCTCTGACTTTTTAGCCCGATCTATCCCTGTCTTTTTAGGCGAGGCCATCAGCTTAAGGGGGCCTTTGACTTCGGCGACAGTGCGGAGAGGCGCGAGCCGCCGGATTCCTTGTTCAACTCGGTCGCCCCGTGGCGGGCGAAATTCAGCCCGGCGTGAATCGGTTCATCGCTGTCTATCGGGTTCTCGTGGAGCATGGGCTTGCCGTCTTTGCCCTTCGCCAGACGAATTAGCGAACCGGCGGGCTTCGCTTTGTCGGCGCGAGTCGCCATTTCCTTTGGATCGGCGCTCATGTCGGGCGGAAACCCCTTTTTCTCCCATCCGTGAAGGTACCGCATCTGGGAGTGGTGCGCGAGCACCAAACGGCGTTCTCCGGGTTTCAGGGAATGCAGTTGCTGGTGGACGAACTGGCCGCTGCGGTTGTCCACCTGATCGACGGACTCGCCTCCTGGGATTGGGGTCTCTGGATGGTCGGCGGCCTGCTGGATGATCGGCTGGGCCTGACTGATCGGTTGCCCGGTGACGACACCCTGGTTCCAGGGGAGTGCCTGCTGCGCCGAACCGAGAAACTTTGCCTGCGGATTGTGCTTGAGCACGGCGGCTACGGTCTGCTGCGCCCGAGTCATCGGCGAGGCCACGATGGAATCGATCCCACCCTTTGCAGCGATGCGCCGTCCGAGGTGGTCGCTCTCGGCTTCGCCCTGCGGCGACAATGGTATGTCCATTTGACCCCGAACGCGATCCTGCGGCTTCGCTGTGGCGTTCATTCGAGAATCATCGCCCTGATTCCAGGTTGATTTCGCATTGTGTTCACGAGCATGTCGGCCTCGGCACGGTCGCGGCACTCTACGCGGTATTCCTTGGGCGCATGGTGCGGGGTAGCCCCAAACGGATGGGCGTTGGGCGGCAAAAGCTCTTTCGCGTCGATCTCGCGGGGCACGCTGATTGTTACTATGAGCAAGGAAATTTCGGCCCCTCGAAATGCGCTGGGCGCCGCACGAACTGACCTTTGACGCGCGGGTTGGCCCATCCGCGGTTCTGTCTCTTTGGCAGCGGCGGGAGTGCCTTTGGTTTCGTTAACATGCCGCGAAGGACCCAGCCGAGGCCAAAAGCGCAGGTCATGCCCACTAGCGCAATGAGCCCCGCGTATTTGTCAATCACGGGAGCGTTGCCTCAACTTCGGGAGGGTCTTCGTCTATAAAGGGAGCCAAAGAAATCGGCGCGTTCCAGTTCGGCGCGTACTCGAAGTCGATCACCCGCAGCGGATTGCGCCGGGCGCGATCAAAGAAATCGCCCTCCTGCTGGTCGAGATCCTTGCTCACGTGAGGCGCTTCCCGTCGTAATCATAGAGTTCGTAACTGGTGGACCTTCCGCCGATCATCTGACCCTTCGGCACGCGCCAGCCAACGCCCTTGATTTCCTCGGCGCTGTCAGGGGGTAAGAATTTGGTGGCAGCCTTCGGTGCCACCGTCGCACATTCTGGGGTTGGGTCCGAATACACCGAATTCCAGTCCGGGCAGTCACAAAATTTGCACGGCTGCTTTCCGACCTGCGCGGCTTCGTGGGCCCAGAAATAGTGCCCGCAGCGACAGAGCGATCCATCGAAACTTGCAGCTATTTGCCGGCTTAGGCCGCGCGTCACGTTCTCACATAATTCCCACTGAAGACTTCCCGGCAGGATGCCCATCTGAATCAGCTTGTCGGCGGCTTCGGGACTCATACGTTTAGGCGCGCAGCCCGCGGTGATGTAAGCTTCGGTTTGACTGGAGAAAAGCGGGCCGCGCTTGGTTCCACTTTACACGAAAACCAGCGGGATTGCTTCCACACCTCTGCCTGAATCGCGGCGAGGTCGCCGTTCAGCCACCGCGCGTACCAGGGAAGTGCGTTCATGCGGTTGATTCTTGAAACCCCGAACATTCGCACTCTCCGGTTTTGTCGTTCCATTCGCAGTAGTCATCTTCCGGTGTCCCCATCCACCAACTACTATGTCCGTCCCTTCTGTGGCCACACCGTTTACAAAGATCTCCGGCGGGTGATAGAAGAGCGGCTGTTAAAACCTCGCGAAATTCTTGCAACTCTTCGGCTTCGGTTACCACGCTTCCGCCTTCGATGCTGCTACAGCAAAATCAAGAGCCTTACGCCATGTTGGGAAGAATATGATCATTCGCTGGTTTCCCGCGATCCATCCACGAACTACCAAATCTGGATCGGCAAACGCTCGATTCTTCCAGACATGAATTCTCATGCTGTTCCCGGTGGTGTCGGCTGAAACCGCTTGGCCGGGATTGAAGGAATTGCCGCCAAAAACGCTTGCGCCTTGCGGTCGCGCTTGTCCTTCTTCCACCAGGCGCGTGATTTGCCTGCCGGGCGCTTGCGAAGTTCGGCGCTTCTCGCCCAAGCCGTGCCGTCGCGGAATTTGAAGTGCATCTCGAGCTTGCGCTCGGCGCACATTCGGTTCGCGGCCCTGCTGAGGCTTCGTTTATTCATGCGGTTGCCTTTGGTGCCACGGCTACCTCAGGTGGACAGTGACCCTTCATTTGAGCAACTTCGTCATAGACAGGCTGCCAGACTGCCCGCGTGGCGTTCTCGCATGCCTCCCAAGTTATCGAACCCGGCAGAATGCCCATCTGGATCAGTTTGTCGGCAGCTTCGGGACTCATGCCGCCAGTATACGCCGAATCTTCACGCCGCGCTCCGTTGTTCGCGAATCAGCGCCGCATTAGCGCCAAGCTCGTGATTCAGTTCGATCACCGTCCAAGCGCAAGATGAATCAGCCATGAACGGAAACACGGCATCCCACTTTTCGAATACCAGCGCAAGCTTGGAATTTGCAACCACGATCACCGTGCAGCTGGACTCCAGCGCTGCATGGGCTTTCGCGAGCGAACACCGCAACTGCGGCCAGTATCCCCGGATCTTTTGCAGGCTGATGCCTCGCCGTCTCAGAGCGGCTATTACAACGGCCTGAACGAGATCCTTGACATTGTACCGACGCTCGCGACCGACAAAGTCGGCATGGATAACGTTATGCTCATCCCACCACTGAAGCTCCCGCAAGGTTGCACGCGCAACCGCTGCGACTTCATTGCTCGAATACATTACTTCCTTGGTTTGTTTGAGCATCCCCAATTCAAACATTTAGCCGCTCTTTTGTCAAGCCGGATCCTTACGCCGTTCTAGCCCACCAAATGCGGTACCCCTCTTGACAGGTACCCCACCAGTCGTAGTATGGTGGAAGTGCTTGGACTTCACAGATCCGGGGCGGTTGCAATGACCGCCCCATCTCGCAAAGCTCAGGCGCGAGAAAGATCGAGTGAGACAGCAACTCATTTCGCCAGTCTATAAATCGCTGATAGAAGCCGCCAAGGAAGCCAAGGTTCACGCCTTTAAGACCAAGAGCGCCCCGGCCAAGAAAACCTTTGCGCGCCAACTTCGCAAGAACATGAGTCCACCGGAACGCCTGCTGTGGGCTCGCCTCAGGGCGAATCGGCTTGGCATACGCATTCGTCGACAATGCCTGATCTTCGGCTGGATTGCCGACTTCTATTGCGCTAAGCGCAAGCTCATCATTGAGATAGACGGAAAGTTTCATGACAAGCCAGCGAAGGCCAAAGCCGACGCATACCGCGACAAAACGCTGGCATCAAAGGGTTTCTCGACGATACGCTTCTCTGCGAACCGTGTGTTCGTCGACATCGATGCAGTTGTAGAAGAAATTCGCAGACGGATCTCACCGCCCAAGCAGTTGCCAGGTTGCCGGGACCAGTATAGGCCGGCTGGCGGATTTACGGGAAAGAGGCTGGACGCCGAGAACGGAATAAGCGTCACTGATCCTCGACGGGGCATGATGTCAAGAGCCCCCGAAGCCTGTACGTCACAGGGTTGAGCCGATTCGACAGGGGCCCGGCGAAAGCTGAATCCCAGGCGGCTCAGGATGTACTGCAAGTTACAGAAACGGCTCATAATCAGAAGTGTCTGCAAAACCTTGCTGCCGCAGGCTAAAGCGTAGGCGAACGCCAAAGCGCCGAACTTCACAACCAACGCAAGGTGCGCCGTGGAACACTCCCGGCACCACTCCCGCCCTTTACCGCCCTCCCACACCACCAGCACGCTCATTCCCGCCTCAGCCCCATGTACGGTATCACATCCGATGTCTCCGCCTGCCCATCACGCAATCCCGTGCTGAATACAGCCGACTCCTCTGAACTTTCCACAACTCCCTCACGGCCATCACAAATCCCGCGCAAGGCCGTTCCGGGGGGCCCCAAGCGTTTTACGCCCATAGGGAGTGCCGAGAATCCAAGCGATGCGGCCACGGGCAGCGCTGCGCCAGCGCGTGCCATCGTGGTAGGCAGTCCCTGCCGTGCCCACTGAGCGCGACGCGCGGCCAGGCGATCGAACTCAGGCATTGACGCATGTTTAGTATCGCCCGCAGTATCGCCTGAATGTTGTAAGTCGTTCATTCTATTACTAAGACCATGTGATATTGAATCACTTGACTCGATCATTTGCGTAGCATCTCGATCGTCACCGCGGCAGGCTCGACATCAGCGCTTCCGCCTGCAACAGCGATGTTTATTGCAACTGTAGCGCTACCATCCTGCAACAAGCCCGCGATCTTTGCGCGTAACTCGATGGCGCTCAACACGTTACGGCTGTGTCGCGCAAGTGCACCATGATCCATGTTGTAGCGCACTTCGCCGGTAATTGGGTTGACTTCTTCGTGTGCTTCGGCGCTGTCAATCCAGCGGTCAAAACGGTCGTTTGCAGCCTGTACGGATTGTTGCAAGTCATCGCGAAGACGTTCGGTAACTCTTGACTGGTCAGCAGGATCGGCGCATAAGTCCTTGATTGCGCTGCAATCGGCACCACGAGCATGCATGCCGGCCGAGGCGGTCTTAAGCATGTCCTTACGAAACCTGGCAAGGGAAGTAAAATGCAACGGAGGATCGAGTGTAGCAGCGATGTTGCGCAACGCTTTGCCGGCAAGGATCGAGTCGATGATCTCTTGGCGCTGAGGATGGGATTCGACTTTCATTGTTGAGCGTTCAAGCTAAAGAAACGAAGGGAGAAAGAGTTAGAAGTTATGGCCGCAATTGGGGCAAGTGTGAGAGGGGCTGCGCCGTTTTGGTTTGTCGGCCATTGCAGGTATCGACGCGATGTAATCAGCGAGGGGAGGATCAAAGCGAAACCATTCGGTCTTGGCAAGCCTGGAAGACGCGAAGCGCTTGTGGAGTTCTTTTTCGGTGAAGGCTTTCGCGGGCAACTGTGCAAGGAGCGTAAAATCAATTGCATAGCGATGATCCCACGGACGATTATCTTCAAGACTTTGCCGACGCGCGAGCGATCTGAGTTGATAAAGCCTTCCGCGCGGGTTTGCCGCGAATCCGATCTTAACGTATTGGTTCGACTTGAGAAAGTAGACGTATCCAGCTCTCCAGCTTGGTCTAGGCTTCGTAATTTCCATGTACTCAAGTACATCATAACAAGGCGATTTTAGCTATTTACATACTTTGTACAAAGTGGCATACTTGGTTCATGAAAAACACAACAGCAACCCCGGACCTGCAACGCATTTTGTCTAATATCGCAGACATCCCAATCGGTAAAACGATCCGCCTTGAAGACCGCGCAAAGGATGGATTCGGTGGGATGATAGTCAAGCGCAGCCGCCGGAGTACTTGGGTGTTTCAGCGCGAGTTCTGCAATATTCGGTCGCGCTGGGCTGACAGTCTTTCGGACTGTCTGATGGAAATCGATGCTTATCTCGGCACTGGTAAGTTGCATGAGCCCGACTCCGTGGCTGGGTTCTAGTCATGGAAGAACCTCTGTTATCGCAAGCTCTCAAAGCGTTGAGTGCGTATGACCTGCTGGACGACTTTCGTAACAAGTGCGACGAATGCGACCTGGAAGATTCGGCAGAAACCTGCGCTCAATGCTTTCCGTTTGCCGACGACGCCCGCTTGAAAATGCGTGCGGTCTTAGCGCGTGCACGGGCCGAAGGGGTTGCTATATGACCGACACACTAACGGTCAAGAAACCCGTCGGGCGGCCGCCGATCATTCGACCATGTCCGAAGTGTGGCGCGAAGCTGACCAGCCGCGAGATGCTTGCGCATAAATGCGACCCATTATTTTGACCCCGCGTAAGCCCAACTGGGGCGGTCGCCGCGCTGGAGCTGGCCGGGCCGCGGCTCGAGGTTGAGCGCTGCGCGTGTGGCGTGATGCCGCTGAGCCGAGCTAAGACGCGTGGGCATAAGTGCTACGCGATCACAGGGGCACCGACGGCGCCAGGAGTACCCCTCAAGCTCCAAACACGGCCATTAGCAAGCGGTTGAATGAATGACTCGCCGGCGCGTGTCAGCGCCGCTAGTGACATACGATTCTTCGGACGCGCGGACGTTATGTTGCCGCGTTTGTTGTGCTTGAAATGAAAGTGTCCAGCGTTTCTGAGTAACCAGGCGAGGTCGCATGCAGGGTCAAGTAGATGCTTGCCGGATGCGCTTCGTAGCTGAATCGTAGCGGCTTGAGACACTAATGGAATGCTCGGCGCTGGTGTGCGCAGGAATGCACGGATGAGCTACCCGTTGAAGCTAATGGTATACACAGATTCCTCCGCGCGTCAAGCATTAAAATCAAGCAGTTGCGAAACAAGTTGAATTAGTATCAATAAGCGCTTATAATACATCCATGCCTGGACGAAGTTACCCAAAGCGTCGCACGTGCCTTGAGTGTGGACTCCACTTGGATTCCCACCGCGATTGGTTAGTCCACAAGAGATCGGCCCATTCACGCGTCGATTCAAAATCTCCTATGGAGGGGGCCTACGCCAGCTGGACGGCGATGCGACAGCGGTGTAATAGCCCCACATATCACGCGTACTATCTTTATGGCGGAAGAGGCATTTCGGTTTGCGCCCGTTGGGACAATTTCCAGAACTTTAGATCGGACATGGGGGATCGACCCTCAGGGTTGACGCTGGACCGAATCAACAACGATGGCAACTACGAACCGGGAAATTGCAAATGGTCCACCTTGGCAGAGCAAGCCAAAAACAGGCGCAAGAAATACACTCGCAGGAGCGCCGCATGAAGAACCGGGCCGCGGTGTCTCTCGGCAGGCGGGGCGGTAAAGCCAAGGTCCCAAAGGGATTCGCACGCATGACGGTGGAACGTAGGCTTGAGATTCAACAGCTTGCATTGGTGGCACGAAAGCTAAAGAAAACTATTGACAGTTAGCGCTTATTGAACTATTCTGTGTGCGGAGGTCGATATGCTCACGATGACTTACAAGATCGCTCACATAGCCGCAATGGATGTGCTGGTGGATTATCGCGATTCGGGGAGGTACTGACATGACCCACTTTACTCTGACCGACTTCGACACGCACGAGAAGCATGACGGCGAAGTTATCGCCGATGGACAGACGCTCATTATCCGAGTAGATGGGCACGGCGACTTTCATTCACCGAACGGCCAAGGCGAGTTGATTTACTTGGAGCATTATGACGGCAAGCTAATACTCCGCGTGTGGGCCGACATCAACCAAGAAGACCCCACGCACACGATTGACCTTAGTGGAGCGCTGGAGACTGCGAGGATTCCACAATGACCCAACTGATTTGGACCACCGTTATTCAACAAAAAGTCAACGGCCATTGGACATACTTCAGCGAGCAGTGCATCAAAACCGGCGACGACGGGATGTCCGACCGGGAATATCTTGCGGTTTGCCAGGAACTTGAACCGAGCGCTGAGTTACGGATTCGACCCACTCCGCGGGAGATCTCTCTATGAGCGACAACCAGTGTATTTGCAACCAAGGCTTCGAGGTGAACCTGAGCTGCTCCGAACATCCCACGCGGTTCGTGCCGCGGGCGTATGCCGACAGGCTCGAAGCCCTCCGGAAAAACCACGGCCAATTGCTGAGATGCCTCCGGACGATCTTGGCCGATCTGCCGCTGAAACGCGACTGGTTAGACCCGGACTTAGAGCACTGGGCCCGCGAGGCGATTAGAGACGGGGAGAAAATATCATGACCAGTGACCCAGCCGCGCTAAATCTGGTGCTTCGAACCCAGGCCGATCTCGAAGCCCTGCGCTCGAGCCACGGCGCACTGCTCGCGGCGCTGAGGAATGTTATGGCTAATGCAATGACAACTCCGGGCGAGTGGATTCCCGCCAAGTTCTACCGCCAAGCCCAGGAAGCCATTCGGGACGCAGATCGCCTTACGACCATGCCAATGAAGGAGGAAACTGCATCATGATCGACCTTGACCGCCTGCTCGTCCTACTCGGTGTCGGTGCCGTTTGGATTATTTGCTCCATCGGCTATTCCCGGATGCTGCGCGCCTCAGCCGAACGCGAGAAAGCCGAGCGCGAAGCGCTACGCCGGTTGCCATTGATACGGCAGCGCGTCAGATTACCAGAGAGGCCGTCGTGAATCGCCACGCCCCGCCAGATCGCCGCGAGTTGGAGCGCCGGCTAGACGAGCATATTCGGGTTTCACACACCGCCTATTGTGCCGCCTGTACGGAACTAAAGCGCAAACTGGCGGAAGCTATCGAGCGCGAGCGGGACGAGGAAAGCGATATGGAGCGCGACCGCCGATGACTGCCCTCCTGCTCGGCCTGTGCATCGTTGGACCAGCGCTGGTCGCGCTATTCATCCGGGGTGCTGGCCGGAGAACGCCGAGCGTGTGGGAGTGAGGCGAAATGGAGCTTCTTGACCAGATCAAAGCGGCACTTCCGAGCCTTCCGCCCGACCTGGCTGAGGAGATCATTCAGGATGTGGCCGTACTGGTTCTTGATGGCGAGATTGATGCTACCAACATGCGTGCCGGTATCCGTAAGCATCTCCCCGCGCTCAAAAGAAAATACCCGATGGCGCAGTTTCAGCTCTCGCTCGATGCTCCGCTAAACCGGGCCGAAGGAACCACCACGACGTTCGGGGATGTTTGGATAAAGCCAGGGCTCGCCCCGCGGCGTAGAACTAGAATCGGGAGGCCACCAGTACATGAGAAACAAAAAGCGGTATGCGAATGTTGTAGTCAGAAGTTTTATTGGAAGCACTATGTGCCCAAAAAGAAACTAACCACCGCCCAAGAGAAACGACTGAGTTTCTTACCAAAAATTTCTCCTAAGTTTTGGTCGGAAGAAGACTTTGAAATTTGCTATATAGGCAGACCGCAATTGCTGGGCCAACTTGTTCCTGCTTCTCCGAAAACTGCAAGAAGAACCGGGCGTTTTTGTTCTCGGACTTGTCTCACTAAGTTTTTCCGTGATCGCCGTTGGGCCGAAAAAACCAAGACCACGAAGGAGGAACTGCACCACCTGTACGTGGATCTTGGATGGGGTACGCCGCGAATCGCAAAGAAACTCGGCATCAACTACAAAACCGTTCAGGCACGCCTGAAAAAATGCGGCATCCCATTGCGCAAACGTGGGAGTGGGTGTCACGCACTTAAGATTTGCATCGAGGACGGATGTAATAAACCTGTGTTCAAGATCAAGCACAAACTTTGCAAGGATGGCTACGGGACCCGCTGTAAGCGCCATCGGACGCTACATTACGCGAAGTTAAATCGAAACCTGGCCAGAAAATATAGACACATCCCCCCAGAGCGGTGGAGATACCCGTAGACTTTTCGCCGCGCTTGCATTTTCCACTTGAACCGCGCCGCGAGTCTAACTAGGCAGACGCCAGGACCCTATCCGTGGCGGAAGAATGCGCGTCCTTCAGTGCGACATACTCTTCCGCCATTTTCCTAGAGTCTGGACACAGAAACAGAACAACGTAAATTTCGCCTTCGCTGGCATAATCGACAGCCTCGGCAGACCAATACCCAGGATGAGTTGCTGACTCCCCGACTTCCCATTGCATAGCGCTTTCCTCCAGCACCTAAAGCATAACATCTCGGTCGTAGCAGCAAGGGTGCGACGTTCTCTGAACTGATTTCCGGGGGTTGAGCTGGTGTGCGGTACTGGTTACCCACCTGGTCGCCGCGAGGGTTCGATTCCCTCCAGCTCCACCACCCATAAGCCCTTGCTTAGGAGGCTCTACTTGTCACTGTACTACAGTATCGAATCGCCAGTCAAGTAACACCGGTAATGTCCTAACAGTAGGACACTACCTAACTGTATCCGGTCTATTTTGGCCTTTGCTTTTAGCGGGACTTGTCGGACGTCCTTCAGCCAGTCCCGGATCGGATTCGTTCCCCGCCCATCCAGGAAGTCCATGAAGGTCCATTCAGTCATGATTGTATGATAAAAATATATGGGAATTATATACATGAGTATAGTTGACAACTGCTCTGTACTCAGGTATCATTGAAACATGAGCAAGAGCACAATCTCTACTTTCAAACTGTTCGAGTTGTTCCCGGACAACGAAGCGGCGCGGCTGTACCTTGAGGCGCGGCTGTGGCCGAACGGGACCGTCTGCCCGGACTGCAAGGGCGACCGAATCAGCCGGACTAAGCGCGTCGGATTCTACCATTGCAACGCCTGCAACTTTGATTTCACCATTCGTACCGGGACGATCTTCGAGCGGTCCAAGATCCCCCTGAATAAGTGGCTCTATGCGATGTATCTGCTGGTAACGGCCCGTAAGGGAATCTCCAGCCTGCAACTGGCGAAAGAGATCGGCGTCACCCAAAAGACGGCTTGGTTCATGCTCGGTCGGCTCCGCGAGGCTTGCAGCGCCCCGGATTCCATCGACAAGTTGCGCGGCATTGTGGAGATTGACGAAGCGTTCTTTGGTGGCAAAGAGGGTAATAAGCACGAGTCGAAAAAGCTCCATGCTGGACGCGGCGCGGTCGGCAAGGTTGCCGTGCTGGGGATGCGGGAACGCGGTGGGCGTACCAGAGCTAAGGTCACGGAGTTTCGGACGCTGGATGCGATCCACGGTGAGATTCACGCGAACGTCGAAGTCGGGTCGCAACTGTACACCGATGACCACATGGTTTTCTCGGACCTGGACGGCCTGTTCTTCAAGCACGATGCCGTCTCGCACGCGGCTGGCGAGTACGCCAGAGGTCCGGTGTCCACGAACTCTATCGAGTCTGTCTGGGCTGTCCTGAAGCGTGGGATTCACGGTGTTTACCATCATGCGAGTCCCAAGCACCTTTCGCGGTACATCGACGAATTCACTTTCAGGCTGAATGAGGGCAACGTAAAGCGCCACAGCCTTGAACGGCTGGCGTCGTTTGTGGATGCCATCGTGGGCAAGCGCCTGACATATGCTCGGCTCATTGCCAAGGTGCCAGTATGATGATCTTCTTTTCCAAACAACAAGAGGAAGACTGGACCGAGGCTCAGCGTAGGCTTGCGGAATATCCATGCAAGTGCGGAGTATGCGCCGCCAATCTGTATTTGAAGGTGCGCCATGAAAGGCTGGAGCGCGAGAAGGTGCCAGCATGAGCACTCCCGCTGCCGTCGCGCAACGCGCCCTAGATGACGCTCAGACCGCTGCATTAGTTGGCCGAGAGTGGGACATGCTGAGAATCCTCCTGTCGGCTCTGCATCACATCGCCTCTGGTGGTAAGCGCGATGCTGATCGTTGGGCCGGTTTGCGGAAGGACTGGTAAGATGCGATTCGCCTACGCTGATCCGCCGTACATCGGACAGGCCAAGCGGCATTACTCGCATGACCCGAACTGTGCCGAGGTTGACCATCTCGAGCTGATAAACCGGCTGATGGCTGAGTTTCCGGACGGTTGGGCACTGTCTGCCAGCACTCCATCGCTGGCAATCATCCTGCCGATGTGCCCTCCTGGTTGGAGACTTGGGGCGTGGTGCAAGTCGTTCTGTGCGTTCAAGCGCAACGTGCGGCCCGCCTATGCGTGGGAGCCTGTCATCTTCTACGGTGGGCGAAATCCTATGAACGGCCACGCGGCCATCATTCCCGAGAAGAACGGAAAGCAGACGACCCCCAAGGATTTCATCGTGGAGCCGATCACGCTCAAAAAGGGGCTGGTCGGGGCCAAACCGGAAAAGGTCTGTCGCTGGATTCTCGAGCTGCTGAACTTCCAGTCGGGGGACGAGTTGATCGACCTGTATCCAGGCACCGGAATCATGGGCAGGACGGCTGCCGCATTCCATACGGGCCACAGTACTGATTTCGTGGACCGGGCCAGCGGTTTTCTTTACAAAATCTGCAACGAGGAGCGCCCAGAATGAAACCGCCCAAAGAGTTAGACGCGATAACTGACGCAGTACTTGCATACAAACCGCCCGAAAAGGCGAAAGCCACGAAACGGCGCGAAAAACGGAGGGCCAAACGTGCTCAAAAGAAACGGTAACTATACTCATGTATATAATTCCCAAAAATATTATCACGGCAAGCACTTTCGCCTTGCGCTAGACGCAGAAAACCCCGCCGTTGTCCTTCGGTTTGCAGGCCACGGACAGCGGCGGGGCATTTCACCAGAAAGGAGGGTTAGTCCTATCTGAAAATCAATCTGCGCTTAAGGGCAGAGCGGCCCGATTCGCGGTCGGGTGTTTGCTAAGAGGAGAACAATTCTATTTTACAGGAGAATTGTGCCTTGATGCAAGCCCGAAAGATTCTATTCGTCGCCGCGATAACTACCGGGCGTTCGATTCCCCGCGTTTTTCTGTTGCAAACGTAGCGCGGCTCGGTTAGAATTTAAGAGCGCAGCAATTGAACGGCGGACCCACGGGGCTGGTGCCATCAACACCAGTCCTAACCGCCAAGCCTTTGATGGAGGTTTCGAGTGGCTTCTGACGATTTCGACCCCGACCGCGAACTAATCGCTTGCCCTATCTGCCATCTACCTGAGCACCTATGTGCGTGCTGGGACGATCCTGAGCCCACCATGGAAGAGAACTGGTACGACTCGCACCCGGAGCAGGGGGAGTGAAGACCAAGCTCCCGTGGTTCAAATTCATGGCTACCAGTTGGATTGCTGACCCTCAGGTTACGGCCATGTCCGCCAGACAAGTTGGATGGTACATCCGGCTTTTGGCTTATTGCTGGCAGGAAGGCGGATTACCTGATTGGGGCGATGAGCGTAACGGTGACCGTGACGATTCACTACCGAGAACATTGGCTCAGATCCATCGTGACATAACTTTTGTTGACGAGATGGTAGACAATCATGATTCAAACTCGGCTTGTATTCGAGAGATTGAGTCCGAATGGCGCTGGGTGCTCGCCATGTTCAGTTTCAAGTCTCCAGAAGGACGTCGCTTTCATCCTAAGCTATATCAACAATATACAGAGTCTTCAAACGCTTACAGTAAGCGCGTAGAGGCGGCTGAGAAGACAAACAAAAAGCGTGGCGCTAACCGTAACGCTGACCGTAGCGGTAACCGGTCGCTACGCGCGTCTGAATCTGAATCTAAGTCTTCTTCTGAAGATCTTAAGAAAGAAAAGGTTGCTTCTGAAAAAACTCGCCGCGGCTGGTTTGAGTCTGAGTTCTGGCCGATTGTTTGGAAAAAAACAGGCGTAGGCGCCGCGCGTTCAGCTTGGCTTAAAAATATCGAAGACGTTGAAACCAAAGACCTAGCAGTGAAAGCCGCGAAAGAGCAAGCGCCACAGATTTTAGCGCGCGGCAGGCGCACTGGAGCGACCACCCTTCACCCGGCTACGTGGTTAAATCAAGAGCGTTTCCGAGACGAACCAGATCCCAGTTTCTTCGACGAAGATGAAGATCCGGAGGCCGGCAACCGCCGCCACGCCGAGGAACTAGCGCGCGATAAAGCGTGCGCCGCGGCACATCTGGATGAGTTCTGGGACGGAAAAACGAAGCTATGAGCACAGATTCAAAGCAACAAGTTGATGAGTTCAGAGGGCTTGAGCACCTGTTCGAGCCAGGATTCGAGAAACTGGTACTGGCTAACGTGCTAGTTCGTACCGATACAACTCCCCTGCGTATTCTAAACGAGTTAGAGCCTGAGGACTTCGGCACTTTGAAATTTCGCAAGGTCTTTGAAGCATCACGCGAACTGCTTGCGGCTGGCAAAACGCCTATGGTCAGCACAGTGGCCTCTTATTTCATTGAAAACAACAACCTACAAGCTGTAGGCGGCGTGTCGGGTATAGCCGAAATCACCGACGAATACGTTGAACTGGCTGACGCGGATTGGGCCATGCGTATCCTTCGGCGCAAGGCGATTGATCGGCAAGCTTATAGACTTTCGGTCAGCATTCAGGACAAGTGTAATCAGGGCTACAGCCTTGTGTCGGATGAGATCCAGGACGCCGGCATGCGTTTAGCTCAACTCTCGAAGGCGCAGGCGCCGCATGCCAGCGAGCGGAGCGTTGGGGAAGCGCTAGCGGCTGAAGGTGGGCTGGACGCCCTCTGTGCGCGTCCAGCGTGCATGATGCAGACTCCCTGGCATGCCTTGGATGAAGTGCTCAACGGAGGTCTCAAGGCCGGGGAATTAACAATCCTTGCCTCCAGGCCAAGCGTAGGCAAGTCGACAGCCGCACTTCAGATGGCTTACTGCGCCGTAGCTCAAGGTGTGAAGGTAGCTTTTTACTCCCTGGAGATGCCTCGCATGGCGCTGATCAAGCGGCTGGTTTCCAGTACGGCCCGTGTTCCGCATGACGCTCTTATCCGCGGCGAACTGGATGGCGAGTCTCGCTCCAAGATCGTCGAGGCACTTAACCGGATAGAAAAATACCCGCTGGCAATCTTGGATGACAAATTCAAACTGTCGGATATTCTCGGTGATGTTTCTAAGTCTCAACCGGGGCTCGTAATCATCGACTACATTGGCTTAGTCGAGACCTCCGGCCGATGGGAAAATCGCAACCAAGAGATGAGTTCGATCAGCCGGCGTTTGAAACAGAGCGCTCAGTCGCTCGGAATTCCGTTTCTTGTGCTCGCGCAACTCAATCGGCTGTCGGATGTCGAGAACCGCCGGCCGCGTTGCAGTGACCTGCGCGATTCTGGATCGCTCGAACAGGACGCCGACGCCGTTATATTCCTACATCAGCCGGCCGGGCTAAAGCGCGGAGGCGGCAACTCACCGAAGGACGAAGTACAGGTTTTGATCGAGAAACAGCGCAATGGCGCGCGGGATCTTTGCGTGTACCTGCAATTACAAGGCAACTTCTGTCGGCTGGTAGAAGCGACCCAGGAAAGGGAGAACTGATGGAACTCAGGAAAGTGAACCGCGAAGATATCGAGCGCGTCTTTGCCCGCGCCGGATTGCGTCTAGCAGACCTGGACCCGAACGCTGTCGGTGTGCCGATGCGCGACTGGATACTCGAAGACCAACGCCGGCAGTGCGATGCGTGGCTCGAGACGCAAGACAGGGCCGCGGCGCCGTTGAGCAAGCAGCGGCAATGGAACCCCAGGGACGACTACGGATGGCGGACATCATGAAAATGCCATTCGGCAAGCACGAAGGCGAGGACTACGACGTTATCCCGCTCGATGCGGTTCACGGGTGGTTTGAATTGACCTACGCTCAGTATTTGACGGTTCCACGCAGTCTGCTAGAGACGATGCCGCAAGAATGGCAACGGCGCTTCGTACAGTGCCTGCAAGAACTGGATCAAACGTTCGACTGGAGACCAAAGTCGGGCCGTTATTGGGTGGCGTTGAAAGATGGCCAAGGAAAAATGAGAGCCGATCCATTTCGGGAATACCGTCACCCCGACCGTCTAGCGATTAACCAAGCGCGGAGGCTGCCATGACCGGCGCGGGCCTGCGCGGGGCGAAGGGGGCGAGATGAGAAAAAGGAGAGAGCGTAATGTGGCTACGATTAACTCAGGCCAACCAATCCGGCAAAGAGGTCGGCCCTGCGGTTGTTAACACCGACGCCATCGAGTTCGTGCGCGTAGAACTTGGCGTAACAGCGATCGAGCTGGTGAGCGGACATACGCGCTGGGTGATGGAAACGCTGGAGCAAATCGAGGCGCATATCAAGCGGGCGCGAGAGGCGGGAACGCCGTGAGCACTCAACCAAAGCCCGAATATAGTTTCAAATTCGACCAGGCGAAAGACACCTGGGTGTGCTCCGTTCATGGCGAAGTGGATTTCACTGGCTGGGTGCCGTGTTGGGCTGGCTGTGATGAAGGCTGGTTTGACGACTACGAGGAAGATCCCATTGAGTGTGAGCCTGGCGAAATATCAATGTGCCGAGAGTGCAGAGGCCAAGGAGGCTGGAGAGTTTGCGGAGAATGCGCCGCTGATAATCCAGATGTCGAATGGTAGCCACAACCGACCGCGTGACCCTCCCCGTCCAGATCCGCCATCATCCGCGACCGACCGGTATTCTGCCGCTCAGCACGCGAGAGCGCCGCGAGATGGCCCGCGCGATCGCGCTAGAGACGCTGATGCGCAGCATGGAACCGCGAGAGGCGCGTGTGGTTGGGAGACATCCCGATGTTCTAGACAGCGAGGAGGCGTGAATGCCAAAGAGAATACAACGCAAGCGAACGCGCGGCTACAAGCTACCCCCAAATACAGTCTGCGTGACCAGGCCGAGTAAGTGGGGTAATCCGTTCAGAGTCGGAGATACCTGCGGCGCCGTCGTAATAACGAATGCTCAGATGGCTGTGGATCTGCATCGCGACATGGTGCTCGATATTTTCTGCGCCTATGATTTTCGCCTGCGGCTTCGCAAAGAACTGCGCGGTAAGAATTTGGCCTGCTGGTGTAAAGTCGGGACTCCCTGTCATGCAGATATCCTTCTCCGAATTGCAAACTCGTGACTAGGGCAGTTTTTATATATGAAAATCACCGAAGAATCACTCGAATGTTCCGAATGCTCATGGCGCGGCTACGAGAGGGACGCTATCCCGCGTCGATACGGGGAGGATGACGCTTGGTACGAGTGCCCAGCCTGCCACGCCGGGTGCGCGCACTTCCCGCTGGATGAGCTAGACGCCTGATGTACAGCGAAAGCCATTGGCGAAATAGCGCGGCCCCCATCATCGCCAAGGTGCTGGAGGAGACGCGCGACGAACCAGAGAAGATCATCAAAGCGCGGCTACGCGATGCCTACCCGTTCGGGCAAAGGAAATACCATCCGTATCAAATCTGGTGCTCTGAGGTTGCAATCCAGCGTGGCAAGAAGCCAAAGCTCGGCACGTTCGGGGCTAAAACCAAAGCAGTCAAGGAAGCACTGATTGTGGCCGGCCAACAGGATTTGTTCTAGCGCGGCGCGGGAACGCCGAGGACGCAAGATTTCGCTTGACAAACCGATTTTAAATCGTTTAATCTCATTTTAGATGAAACCAGAAGACACGATTAGCACGGTGCTTGTCAGGGTCCCCACCAAGCTACACTTAGGGGCGAAGCGGATCGCCGGCGGTAGGGGCGTTAAACTTGCCGTGGTATATGCTGAGGCGCTGGCGCTGTTGCTGAAAGAGCGGCGCGCGCTGGAAGGCGGGAGGCAATGAAGGATTGGGACTGGGAAGACACGTGGCAATTGCTGTGCGTTATAGCCCTAGCGGCGCTGATGGCATTCCTGGTTACCCTGGTTATCAGCCCGAAAGCGGTGGACGATTACTACCTTTCTCGGGGTGGTTCCAGCAACTTGGACGTTGGAACCTGCGTGTATGCGCATTGGACGTGGCACACGGACGAGAAAGCGTACTGTACCAACGACGCCGCGCAAGCCGTGGACCTGCTTGCAAAACTAAAAGCTACGCTCAACACGAAAGGCGCAAAATGAGTGGGTTAAACACACGCGAGAAACAACCGGCCACCAAAGCGCAGCTCCGCGAGGAGATACGGCAACTGCGCGTAGTCGGAGCGCAAATGGCGAATCTTTGCTACAACTGGGGCCAGCGCAGTTTCGTGGAGATTCGAGAAAGCGATTGCAAGATGCTGAAGGAACTACAGACGGAGTGGGACGCTATCGAAAGATCGGAGAAAGCATGAGCATCGAAATCACCGAGGCAGACGTCACCACGATGCCCGACGGTACCTATTACCTGAACCTGGAACCTGCCCACGGGGTCGAACTAACCGAGTTGGACATCGTGACGCTGGCAGAGCGGGCATCGCACGAATGCACCGAGAATTTGGAATGGCGGGAGGCCACGAGCTTTGAACCGCACGGGGAGCACTTCGATGATGCGGGATGGGCCTGCGCGATCTGTGGCGAGCCCTACAGCCTGGGCGAACTGGCGGCGGTGGCGGAAGGCGATACGCTGTGAAGACCATACCGCTGACTCGCGGGTACGTTGCACTGGTTGATGGATGAGGAAAAATAGAAAGGATAGACTGATGAAAAAGGATTTAGCCAAAGAGAGATGTGTGCTTGTAACCACGGTACATAAAGGAGTTTTTTGCGGCTACGCATCCGAAACTAGCGGCAGCACGATAAAACTTCGCGCCGCGAGGCTGTGTGTTTACTGGTCCGCCGATCTTCGCGGGTTCATGGGCCTAGCTTCTCATGGGCCGGACTCAAACTGCAAGATAGGACCAGCAGCGGATATCGAACTGCGCGACATCACATCCGTTTCCGAAGTCACGCCGCAAGCCGAGGAGAAATGGAACAAATCCGCGTGGTCTTAATTCGCGGAACGCTTCCGGCTTGGACGGAAGCGTTCTTCGGGTACGGGTACGGGTACGGGGACGGGTACGGGTCCGGGGACGGGTCCGGGTACGGGTACGGGTACGTGTCCGGGTACGGGTACGGGTACGGGGCCGGGTACGGGTACGGGGCCGGGGCCGGGTCCGGGTCCGGGTCCGGGTACGCGTCCGGGTCCGGGTCCGCGTACGGGTCCGGC